GGCTCACGCTATTTGCTGCCTACTCTACCTTGTAGCCTTTGACTTAGGAGAACACAATGACAAAAGTAACAGTGACGTTTGAAGCTGAGATTGATGTTGATGACTTGGGTGCTGAGTATGCAAACGAAGACTACCTCATCGACACTGTCAAGGAACATATCATCTACGCCATGAGTAGGCTTGATGCAGAGATAACATTCAACAAGGTTGATGTGGAAGGACTAGAATGAAACTAACAATCACTGATGCTGAGAACGGCTTTGTTGTAGCGGTGGAAGACACACCCGATAGCATCTACTACTTCGTTGCGCTAGACGTTGACGATGTCTGTGGTATTGTGCAGAACATCTTGGTTGAACCAAGAGATGTACTGGACATGACCAACGTTGCCTTTGAAGCTGTACCAAGTGACAGATAAGAAACGCAATGGTGGTGAATGGACAGAGGCGCGATTCAAATCTTTCGTGACCTCTGCCCTACGTGCTGCATCACGGCGCTGGCCTCCGAAATACAAAGCTTTGAAGGAAGCTTTCGTAGGCAAGCAATTGAATGCAAAGACTGGTAAGCTGGCAATGCATTACAAGTGCGCTGAATGCAAGAAGCTCTATGTTGCTACCGATGTACAGGTTGATCACATTAAGCCCGTTGTAGACCCTAAGAAGGGGTTTGTTAGCTGGGATATTTATATCAACCGTATGTTCTGTGAGATAGAAGATTTGCAGGTGATGTGTAAGCCTTGTCATAAAATCAAAACTGATCAAGAGAAACTTGAAAGGAAGAAGAAATGAAACATATGAAAAAACTAATCGCAACTGTTCTGACTGCGGCGGTTCTTGTTGGTTGTCAGTCCGATGCAGATGTAGCATCTCGCAACGTGTCTAAAGCTGCCGACAACTTTGAAGTCGCTCGGCGTGTGATCTTCTACAACGGTATCACCAACGACTACATGTTGTCCATTGAGGGTTACTGCTCTCTTGGTAACAACGACAGGGCTGGATTCCTGTCCGTGACATGCAAGACCGGACCCGGTGTCTACAAGAAGCACTTCCTTGGCCTGTCCGACAACGTGACTTTCTTTGTCGAGCAATTGGAGGCAAAGAACGTAAGCACGAACTTCTATCGTGTGGTGTTCAAGCCATCCACAATCATCCCTGACATTGAGATTCGCTAACATTGAAAGGAAAAAGAAATGAGCTTCATCAAATATCAACACCTTGAGCGCTACGGCAACACCGAAGTGGAAGGCATTGAAGTGGGGACATGCTACGTGTTCCCTAAGCTGGATGGTACTAACGGTAGTGTCTGGTTTGATGGATCAAAACCTATGGGTGAGAAGTTTTGTTGTGGTAGCCGCAACCGTGAATTGTCACCCGACAACGACAATGCTGGGTTTATGAAAGCTATGATGGACGACAGCGCTGTTGTGCCTTACATCTATGACAACCCTTCACATGTTCTCTACGGTGAATGGCTTGTGCCGCACACGCTGAAGACCTACAACGACGATGCATGGCGCAAGTTCTATGTGTTCGATGTGTATGACCGTAGCAAAGAACGACTGCTGAGCTATGACGAATACTCAGAAGGCTTGGTTGCTGCTGGCATCAACGTCATTGCCCCCATTGCCATCATCAAGAACGGCAGCATCGAACACTTCACTGAGTGTCTGAGTAAGGCACACTATCTGGTGAAGGACGGTGAAGGTAGTGGTGAAGGTGTGGTGGTAAAGAACTACGACTACCAGAACAAGTATGGTCGTCAGACATGGGCCAAGATTGTCACCAACGAATTCAAAGCCAAGCATCACATTGCAATGGGTGCGCCTGTTGTGGGTTGTGAAATCGTTGAAGAGAAGATTGTGGCTAAGTATGTGACGCAAGCTTTGGTGGATAAGGTTGTTGCAAAGATCACGAATGAAATGGAAGGATGGTCCAGCAAATACATCCCTCGTTTGATTCACACTGTATACTACGACTTAGTCACTGAGGAAACTTGGAACTTCGTGAAGGAGTTTAAGAATCCAAAGATTGACTTCAAGGTGTTGTCGCACTACACGACAGCGAAGATTAAAGAAATTAAACCGGAGTTGTTCTGATGAAAATCGAAATTGAAAGCATCAAAGAAAACGATGATGGATCTGCAGACTGCGTTGTCCACATGGATGATGAAGCTAAAGACTTCCTGATTCGTTACGCCATCATTGCCTGTATTACTGATGCCATCGAAGCAGGTAAGCTTGCAACACCAACAGAGGGAGAAGAATGATGTTACCCACTCTACTGACTGTATTGTTTATTGCATTGAAGCTGACAGGCTTCATTGACTGGAGTTGGTGGTTGGTTGTAGGACCGACACTTGCGCATGTCTTTGTTGTAGTTGTAACTTTTGCTGTGGTTGCAGCTATGAGTATAAGGAAATTGAAATGAATCTTGATCAATATCAACGGTCAGCAATGACCTTCCGTTTGCCTACAGCAGACCGTGAATATGCCCTACTCAATCTCTTTGCCGAGGCTGGTGAAGTGGCAGGTAAGGCTGCAAAGCACCGCCGAGATGGGGGCGATGTTGAAGAATACAATATGCACATCAAGAAAGAACTTGGTGATGTGTTGTGGCAGGTTGCTGCAGTTGCTAAAGACCACGGCTGGATGTTGTCACAAGTGGCTGAGCACAACCTTGAGAAGCTGTCATCAAGGCAACAGCGTGATGTCATTCAGGGCAGCGGTGATACCCGATAGATGGTATAACTCCTACCCCTCCCTCACAAGCAGCTTCGGCTGCTTTCTTTTCCTCTAACACAAAGGTATTACTCCATGACATTCAAGGTTGACATTGACCTATCCCGTGACGCATTGTTCGACGAACTAGGACTGCAACGTCTTAAAGAAAGCTACATGAAAGATGATGAGACAAGTCCACAAGAACGATTCGCATTCGTATCTGCAGCGTTTGCAAGCAATGAAGAACATGCTCAAAGACTTTATGACTACTCTAGTAAGCATTGGCTCAGCTATTCTACTCCTATCTTATCTTTTGGTCGTTCTAAGCGCGGGTTGCCTATTAGCTGTTTTCTTAATTATATGGATGATAGCGCAGAAGGTTTGGTCGATAACCTTTCAGAGACTAACTGGCTCTCGATGATGGGTGGTGGTGTCGGTGTTCACGTTGGTATCCGCAACAGCGATGACAAGTCGACAGGTGTTATGCCACACTTGAAAATCTATGACGCTAGTTCATTGGCCTACCGTCAAGGGCGTACACGCCGTGGTAGCTATGCTGCCTACCTCAACATCAATCACCCTGACATCATCCAGTTTCTGGAGATGCGTAAGCCCACTGGTGACCAGAACGTTCGCACCTTGAACATGCACCACGGCATCAACATGTCTGACGAGTTCATGAACATCATCGAACGATGCATGAAAGATGACAACGCAGACGACAGCTTCAACCTGATCAACCCTGCCAACGGTGAAGTGGTTGAAACAATTTCTGCTAAGTATTTGTGGCAGAAGATATTGGACCTACGTATGCAGACAGGCGAACCCTATCTTGTCTTCATCGACACAGCCAATAAAGCTTTGCCATCTTGGTTGAAAGACAAAGGCTTCACCATCAACGGTAGCAATCTCTGCACAGAAATCTTCTTGCCAACAAACGAGAAACGTACAGCCGTGTGCTGCTTGTCTTCACTGAATCTGGAATACTATGACGAATGGAAAAAGGACAACCAGTTTATCCTTGATGTTATGGAGATGCTGGACAATGTGTTGCAATACTTTATTGACAATGCACCAGACACTATTGCCCGTGCTCGTGCCAGCGCTTTGATGGAACGTAGTATCGGTATTGGCACACTAGGCTTCCATGCTTTCTTGCAGAAGAAGGGTGTTGCCATTGATGGTGTCATGGCTAAGAGTTACAACAATGAAATCTTTAAACACATTCATAACCAATGCACGATTGGTGATGCTATCTTGGTTACAGCACGTGGCGAATGCCCTGATGCACATCTCAGTGGTGTTCGTCGTCGCTTTAGCCATTGGACTGCTATCGCTCCCAATGCCAGCAGCAGCTTGATCATGGGTAACACGTCCCCATCAATCGAGCCTTATCGTGCTAACGTGTTCCGTCAGGATACATTGTCTGGTGCGTTCGTGTACAAGAATCGTTTTCTCAAAGCAGAGCTTGCACAGCTTGGTAAAGACGACGACGATACATGGGCATCCATCATTGCCAACGATGGCTCTATCCAGCATCTGGACGTGCCTGAACAGCTGAAGGAAGTGTACAAGACAGCGATGGAGATTGATCAGCGCTGGTTGATTGAGCTTGCTGCTGACCGTCAGAAGTATATCGATCAGGGACAGAGTGTGAACTTGTTCTTCCCTGCTAACGTGTCTGTGAAGTATCTGCACAGCGTTCACTTCCTTGCTTGGAAGAGTGGGCTGAAGAGTCTGTACTATCTCCGCAGTGAGAAAGTGAAGAAGGCAGACAAGGTTGGTGCGCAGATTAAACGTCAACGCATCGAAGATGAAATTGATTTGAAACAGATTGCAGATGGTGACACCTGCTTGGCTTGCGAAGGATGAATATGACAAAGACTAAATCAGATATTACACAAGAACGTACCATCTTCAAACCGTTCAAGTTTCCTTGGGCCTATGACGCATGGTTGCAGCATGAGCAGTCTCATTGGTTGCACACTGAAGTGCCCATGTCAGAGGACGTTAAAGACTACAAGAAGTTGAACAAGGACGAGCAGGAGTTTCTGACAAAGATCTTGCGCTTCTTTGTGCAGGGTGACTTGGACATTGGCAGTGGCTACCACGATCATTACATCCCTCTGTTCCGTCAACCGGAAGTCAGAATGATGATGAGTGGGTTTGCTGCCCGTGAAGCTTTGCACGTTGCAGCCTATGCACACTTGATCGAAACATTGGGATTGCCTGAGTCAACCTACAACGAGTTCTTGCAATACGCTGAGATGGTTGAGAAGCATGACTATCTACAGCGCTTGAACGTAGCACCAGTGGCTGAGAAGATTGCTGTCATCTCTGCCTTCGGTGAAGGTATGCAGTTGTTCTCCAGCTTTGTTATGCTGCTCAACTTCGCACGTAACGGTAAGCTGAAAGGACTTGGTCAAATCATTAGCTGGTCCATCCTTGATGAGACTATGCATGCTGAAGGAATGATAAAGGTCTATCGTGAATATGTTAAACATCATCAAGACGAAACTACGCCTGAACAAATTAAAGAGATCGCTAAGGAGATGGTTGCTCTTGAGGACCAGTTCATTGATCTTGCTTTTGGTATGGTGGAAGTTGAGAAGCTCACCAAAGAAGAAGTGAAAGAGTACATCCGCTACATTGCAGATCGTCGACTCATCGCTATGGGCATGAAAGGAATCTACAAGATTAAGAAGAATCCTTTGCCGTGGGTTGATGGCATGCTCGGTACATCACATACCAACTTCTTTGAACAGAAGGTTACAGATTACAGCAAGGGTGCTCAGACTGGTACGTGGGATGATGTGTGGGGTAAGGCAGCGTGAGACACTTCACTGTCAGTTATAGCAGCCAAAACAATGTCTTCAAGGGTGTGTTGCATGTTAAAGCAAACACTATCTCTGAAGCACAAGACAAGTTTCTGGAGTGGCTTCGTGAGCAACCTAGCTACACACATCTTTGGCAACTCAGCTTTGAGTTTGTAGAGATCGGAACTAGCCTATAATATCCCCTAAGAAGCCCCATGTCGGGGCTTCTTCACAACCAAAGGAAGTATCGATGGTAACTAAGAAACGAGCAACGCCACACGTCATCCCTGACGCACCGGCACCGGCTACAAAGAACAATAGTTTGCGTGTTCGTCTTGATGACATGTCAACTATTCAACCCAAGACAGTAAAGCAGAAAGAGTTCTTTGATGCCTACAATGCTGGAGACTACTTCATGTGTCTGCATGGTGTTGCTGGTACAGGTAAGACCTACATTGCCCTGTACAAAGCGCTTGAAGAAGTGATGGACAAGACCAGCCCTTACAAGAAGGTTGTCATTGTTCGTAGCTCTGTACAGAGTCGTGACATGGGTTTCTTGCCCGGTGACGCTAACGAGAAGATGGAGACATTCATCCAGCCCTATCGTCAGATCTGTGCTGATCTATTTAATCGCAAGGATGCATGGGACCGTCTGTCTGAACAAGGCTACATCGAATTCATTTCAACCAGCTTCATTCGTGGCACCACCTTCACCAACTCCATCTTGTTGGCTGACGAGATTCAGAACATGACGTTTGAAGAACTCGACACCATCGTCACTCGTGTTGGTCACACATCGAAGATCATCTACTGTGGTGACATTCGACAGACTGACTTGAAGAAGAAGGATGACAAGACAGGCTTGCCAAAGTTCTTGGACATTGTGCAGGACATGCGAGAGTTCAGCCGCTTTGAATTTGGTATGGACGATATTGTTCGTAGTAGTTTGGTGAAGAACTACATCATCGCCAAAACACTTTATGAGGATCGTCAATAATGTTACTCATCGAACTGCGACAAGGCATCGGCCTTGACATTGAATTCAACCAAGACATCTGCCACATCGCTGACACTGATGAGATTGAAAATGGTTTGTTTGCTTTCATCGGCATCATCATCCTGTTACCGTTCGTCAAAATCTACATCGGTGATATGAACTTGATTGGTGGTAAGAAGTGATTGAAGTTGTTGTTACTGGCGAAATGCTCGTCACTGCTAGAGACAAAGCTGCAGAGATGGGTAAGCTGCGTAACAGCATCACCCGTGGGGCTGGCAACATTGCTGGCTTCATAGGTGAAGCTATCGCTCAACAGGTCATGGGTGGTGTGTTAGCCAACACCTACGAATATGACCTCATCCTTTGCAACGGTAAGACAGTGGATGTGAAGACTAAACAGACCTCTGTCAAACCATTAGACACCTATGAGTGCTCTATTGCTGGACTGAATACAACTCAAGAGTGTGACTACTATGCTTTCGTGCGAGTTAAGAATGACCTATCTGTAGGTTGGTTCTTAGGTGTGTACGAAAAACAACAGTATATGCTTGACAGCGTGTTTATGAAAAAGGGTACAATTGATTCCAGCAACGGCTACACTGTGAAGTCTGATTGCTACAACCTCAAAATCAACCAACTGAAAGAGCATACATATGCAACTCAATGAAGCGCAAACAATCTATGCTTTGCTAGGTCTGGACGTTCCTATGTTATTCATGCATAGCAAAGGCAAACAACCAAGCCATCGCAAAACTGGACCGGGTCGTAAACATCAACAAGGAAAACAGCAATGAAAAACACAGCAACTATTGTCTTCACTGACGACAACGATGGTAGCCTCTCTATTCAGATTACATTTGAACCTGAGACACCTAACAAGGAAAGCAACGCACACATCGCTGCTGTGTTGGCTCACCAGTACATCGTCAAGAAAGTTGATGAGGCATACGAAGATGAATCAGCCGAATGAACCTGTGAAGCGCACGTCTGTTACCACCACAGACATGCAGGCAAAGACAAAGAAGGTGGAATACCATCGTGTTGCTGATACGACAACAACGTTGTGTTTTCTACATCTGCATTGTGGCTTCCTCATCCTCGGTAAGAGTGCTTGTGTAGACCCTGCCAAGTACAATCAAGCCCTTGGTGAGAAGTATGCTTACGAAGATGCCATCAACAAGATGTGGGAACTAGAAGGTTATCTACTCAGCAACGAACTCTATGGAGACAACTATGCAACAACAGCGCCCTGAACGTCCAGCACCATTGAAGATTCAAGTTGGTCAAGGCTACTACGCATTCAGTCGTGGATGGCTCAACAACCAATACGATCCTGACTCGGTAGCTGGTAAGGAATGGCAACGTGGATTTGACATGGCCTACTTCGACAACCTCGCAAGGATTTCCAAATGACAACGTTCAATCGTCTGCATAATATGCGCAACCCCAACCAAGGCAGCAATAAGAAAGTGTTGTGTGTCTGTTCAGCTGGGTTGTTGCGTAGTCCTACACTGGCTTGGATCTTGTCTAACGAGCCGTTCAACTTCAACACCAGAGCAGTTGGTACAGCCAGTGAATACGCTTTGATTGTGTTGGATGAGGTGCAGCTTCAATGGGCTGATGCTGTCGTCTTTGTTGACGATGGCAACTACCAAGTAGCCTGCTACGACCACAAGGAATTACTCGACAACATGGAGTGTCATGTGTTAGATATTCCTGACATCTATAAGTTCAGACATCCCAAGCTTGTAGAGGCTGCGACAGCGCAGTTGAAAGAAGCGTTTAAGTTGTGATATAACATTTCCACGTTCCGGTAGCTCAACTGGCAGAGCAACGGATTCCAAATCCGTAGGTTGTGGGTTCGACTCCTACTCGGTTCGCCAACAAAAAAGGCAGCTTCATCGGCTGCCTTTTTTTTCGTCTGTACTTATCAACTATTACCGACGACTTGCTAGTCCACCCTTAGCTTTACCAACAACACCAATGTCTTTGAAGTCTCCCTCAATAATGGCAAACTTGTCAGCATTTGTTGTTGGCTTACGTTTAAACGCACGTACAAAAGCATCTTCCTGTGCAGCCTTGTCAGGAGCTTTCTCGTACAGAGCATCAAGTGCAGACTGTCCAAACTTCTGCAAGAACAACTCTTGTGCATCTGCTTTATACGCACCTAACACTTCATTCATTGCACCCTTAATAGCCACTTGTTGTTCGTTAGCAGACTTAGCTTTGTAGTCTGGACTGTTGATCAACTCAGTGACAACACCTCTGAATTCTGGTGCAGCCAACTCAACACGCAGATTGTCCAAGTCTCTATTACCCAGTGTCTTCACAACAGAATAGGGCTGGATGTTAAGGCGTACAAGTTCCTTTTCAATCGCTGATGTAGGTGGTGTAGGGCGTGTTCCAGTGAACTGCCTAGCCACCGCAGGGGTCTGTTGTTCTGTGGCTTGGAAGAGGCTAGGACGGCTCTGCAACAGGTCACGAGCGCCCGGTATAGGGGCAGCCACTGTAGCCACTGCAGCTTCAACACCCGGTGATACTTGACCAGACAGTGCTGTCGAAGCTTTAGCATCCACCACACGCATGTCGTCACGAAGGAAGTTGTAAGCGTCATAGATTGGATTGAATACGTTGTCGAAGCGGCTGATGAAATCACCAACGAGTTGACCACCCTTCTTCTCCATACTCTCAGTAAGACCACCTTCAACAGTTTCAGTGAAGCTGTTCAGAATAGACTTCTGAGTACCAGCAGAACGACCAAGACCTGCAATGATTTCAGCAAACTTACCACCTTCAAAGTTACGCACACGTCCAAGTTGTAACAACTCGTATTGGTTAGTCAGCTTTTGTTTTTGTGGATCGCTTTCAGGTAAAGCATCAGCTTGTTCTTTAATCTTAGAAGCTTCTATAGCGCGTTCTGCTGGTGTCATTGTGTTGGTGTACCAAAGTTCTTTACCAACATCTTTCATAATGAGAGCCATCTCAGCCAGTGCCATGATGTTCACATATGGGAACAGGGTGCTACCGTCTTTAATGTTGCCATCCTCGTCTTTGTATTGATAGAAAGCAACGTCAGCATTGTTTTCACGGAAAACCATAGCACCAAGAATTGCAGCAGTACCAATCGTGCTGTCCAACACCTTGCGTTTACCATCATAAGACATACCTGCTGCCTCAAGTGTCTTACCTTGATCACGAAGCTTAGCAGCCTGTTTCAGTTCTTGATAACCACCAATACCACTGAATGGTGTCATGCGATAGGTGTAGCGAACAGCGTTGAGTTGGAAGCGAACGAACGGGGCTACGAAGTCTTTGAGCGTACCAGAGACAGCATTTTTATTAACCATATCCAGTGTTTTAAAAGCAAGCCACTCAGCAGCACCTTCAATACTTTTCTCACCAGTATCTTTAAACGAGTAAGAGAAGGTCATCTTCATTGTGTCTTCAGCAGCAGCTTTGAGCAGCGATGTAGGCACAGGCTTGTCGTTAGCAATGAAGTCTTCAAAGTCAAGGCCAACATCTTTCATGCGGTTCTTCACACTTTGAATAAAGATAGGACCACGAACAACACCGTCAACTGCACGGTTGAAGATGTTCAGTGTGCGAATAACATCATTGACTGCACCACCACCCTGTGTCTCCACTTCAGCACCTACGTTGGTGATGAGGTTGTTAAGACGTGGGTTGTTCTTCAGCGCCATATCAGCCAACTCTTTGGTATAGCCTGCGTCCATCAACTTAGACAACACAAAACCACCATCAGCAAAGATGGTGCCAATCTCTTCCTTCACCCGAGCAGCATTGACGGGAGCACCACCACCTCGCAAGTCATTGATCATGCGACCAGCAGACTTAATCGTCGCCTCCATTACATCACCAGCAACTTGAATACCAAGAGTGCCTGTCAAACCAATGGCGTTCATTACAGCCGTGCTCAAGCCTGCAGTGGATGCACCAACCGAAGCGCCCGTTGTAGCTTTAACACCACCAAGAATCTTACCTGACAAGTATTCTGTGCCAGCACCAGCGTTCAACATACGAGTGAAGGCATCCTCCAGAGCAGGATCACCCTTTGTCATCTTACGCAGCATGTCAGCAGTAGACTTAGCCTGCTGCAGGAACGCACCAGCCTCTGAAGCCTGCACCTTAAACATCTCAAGAAAGTCTGCAGGTTTAACACCAGCACGTGATGCAGCCTGCTGAATAACATCTTCATCTGCCACGTTCAACGCATCAACAATACCTTGTACTGTTCTAACTTCTTCAAGGTTGGGACGCAGATCTGGGTTATCTGTGAAGAGTTGCTTAGCCACTTTGAAGATGTCATCGACAATAGGCTTCTTCAGCACAGACTCCATAGCGTCTGTAGGTGGAGACACTGTATCGAACGTAGCTTCACGCGCCGCTTGACGCTCAGCAGACGACTCAAACAATGGAGCCAACACTTGCTTTTCTTTCTCAGCAAACTTGGCTTTAAAGTCTTCAGTGGCTTTGTCAACTTCAGCAGGCTTAGCTGTAGCTTTCAAGTCTTGGATGCGTTCTTGTACACGCTTACCACCACCAGCAACAGTCTTCGCAGCAACAGCACCTTCGACAGCAATGCTCAAGCCTGCAACAACTGCTGTCTCTACGTAGTTCACTTCATCACGCACTGCCAACTCAACATCTTGTTTCTGTTGAACAATGTTTGTGCCAGCAGCAACAGCACCTTCAGTAGCTGCAGTGACGGCAGCGGTCTTGAGTTGTGTACGCGCCAACGATTGTGTTGTACGAAGAGCAGCTTGTTTATAAGCAAAGCCTGCGCCACCACCAACATAGGTGAAAGGGTCTGTAGCCACCGTTGCTACTGTCTCTAATACATTACCACCCATACCCTTGGCAACCTCACGAGCTTTCACTTCCATCTCTCGCTGTTGAGGAGAGGCGTTAATAATTCGTGTCAGATCATTCACTTCATCCATCGTGCTCTTATTAAACGATGAACGAAACTCTTCCATCAACTTCACAGGGTCTTTTGGAATGGGCTTGTTAGGGCGACTAGACTTGAAATAGTCTGTAGCAAACTGAACAATCTCTGGAGACTGTGCTGCAATCTTAGGTGTCAAACCTTCGTTGCGACCACCAAACTTCTGCTTAGGCACCATACCAAAAGCAGCACCACCTTCACCCTCAACAGGAGCAGTGACGCTTGGTTGTGGTTTAGGTGTCAGCTTCTGAACAGCTTCATCCAAGGCTGTAAAGTCTTTACCAGTTGCCACCTCAACAGGCTTCTTAGGTTGCACAACAGGAGCCTTAGCAGCCTGCTTAGGCACCATACCAAAGGCAGCACCGCCTTCACCAGTGACGGGGGCAGTGACGCTTGGTGCAGGCTGTAAAGCCATGCGTTCGATTTGCTGTGGTGTAGGCTTATCAGCGACAGGCTTCACCATCTGTGTTGGTTTGTCCTCAGCCAAGTAAGCATCTGGGTCAAATGCACGAGTCTGCGGTGTTTTTTCGTCAGCTAAGTATTTGTCTGGATCAAATGCCATATCAGTTTGCACCGTTTATTTTGTTCTGAATCTTCTTCTTAATAGCGTCTGCTTTAGGACCAGCGTTGGCTGGGTTGTTAGCCCACACCAAAGCGTCTTGATCTTCACGAGTGAGTTGTGGCACAGGACGTGCAGCAGGTTGTGCTGGCGCGGGTGTTGTAGGCGCAGCATTAGCTGTAGGCAACGGCTTCTCTGTCGGTGTCTCTTTCGCTGCCAACTCATTAGCTGTGATGTTGAAGTTGAGCATCAACTGTTGAGCAACAGGGGTGCGAGGTGTACCGTCCTGCAACACATAACCGTTAGCCTTCAAAGCCTGTGCTGTAAGTTGACGCTCTTTAGCAAACAACACTCGTTGCTCTTCAATACTCAGTCCAGCTTTCTGTGTACGTGAAGTGACTGTGGTGTCTGTGGCAGGGTCAGTGAAGGTTTTGAAGTCGACGTACTTGTTCCAATCAAAACCCTTGTCTTCTTTCATACGAGTGGTGACGTAGTCGCTGACGCTTGTCTTCATGTCTCTGTATGTAGCTTCTTTCTCTTTAGGATCTTTAAGAGTTGTCAACTTCTTATGATTCAGGATAGAAGCACGGGTGTCCTTCAACGCTGCATCAATTTCATTAATACGAGCAGGATCTTTAGTGTCCAACCTTTCAAGCATCAGACGCTCAGCACGTGCCTCTTGATTCTTATCCACAACACCTTCAAGTCGATTGATTTCTTTATTTACAACAGCAACCTTCTCTTTAGCTTCAACATACTGAGGACTGTTTTCCCCAAACTTTTGAGCCGCTTGAACAACATCGACCTCTAGTTTGTCTTTGATTTCTTTGGTGTTTTGTGGTTGCTTCTGCATAGATGTGAAATCAAACTCAGCACCAGCATCAATCTCAGGGCGCTTGAACCCACTGGCAGCACGAAGCTGCTCAATAGAAACACCCATAGCCTTTGCTGTTTGCTCTTCTGCTTTGGAGCCAGCACGAGCAGAAGCACGGCTACGCAATGTACCAAGACCAAACAAGCCTGTCTTCTCCTCAGTAACGTCAACACCTTCAGCTTGTCGTGCTGCTTTAGCAACTGCTGGAATAGTTGTGTAAGCTTTAATACGCTCCATCGCTGTCTGTGGAGAAGGATTGTCTTCTTTAATCTTGACAACATCACCAACTTTAAAGCTGGCGGGATTAGCCTTGGCAGCTTCGATAGCCATTTCCATATACGCCTTGTTTGTGGCGGCAGCAAACAGCTCAGCCTCTGTAGCTGTCTTATCGAACGTGCGCAAAGTTCTAACGTTTTCTGACAGTTCGGTTTCAAGCTTACGGTTCTCAGCCTGTACCTTGTCGTACTGTTCCTTCAAAGCTTTGACACCATAGGTAGCAGCTACAGCCGCTTGCTTCTCATCTTCCTTGAGAGTCTCTGTGATGTTCTCAGCGGCACCTGCCACAAATGAGCTAAATCGAAATCCCATTACATATTCTCCATCTTGTTCTTACGAGCCATTAAACCAGACAACACAGGCTCAGACGGTTCTTCAATAACTTCCGCAGGAGTTTCTTCGGCTTTCTTCAAAGCTTTACGAATCACCCGAGCAGGAATGTTATCAGCATCAGGGTCTTTCTCAAACACTTCATAATCAACACCGTGTATCTCAGCCAGTGTCACCAGCATTTCGATGATGACAGGAGTGACCAAGATACCAGCATCAATTGTGTGTACATTACTAGCAACACCAGTAAGCATCATAGCATTAGCAAGGGCAGCAATAGGAATACCAGTCTCCAACACATCCAATGCAGTATTGATTGTGTTGGGTTGTGACAATGAATCAATATAACGCTGAGCTACATCCTGCACATTAACAAGCTGAGGAGGAGTATTCCAAGGTGTCGAGCGAGGACTATCGGTGAAGGAAATACCGGGAGGTACTGGTTTAATAAAGTCTATAGTTGTCATCTTAGCCATTTAACATTCCCTTTCGTTCTTGTCGAATGCTATACACCATGTTAGCGATGACATCCATTTCAGTCTTTGGTTTCTCTTCAGATGTGAGAGGTTTTGATGGTGCAAGTAAGCCTTTGTTCTTAGAAGACTTATTAGGCTTTTCTTCTTTCGACGCGATCATCGACTCAATCTTTGTCATGTAGTTTTTGATGTGTTCCATACATTACCCTTTAATTCCAAATACAGACTTGATGTCATTAACAGTAACGTTCTTAGCAATTTCAGTGAAGAGACTACCAATGGCTTTACTATTATCACCGTCAGCCTTGATGTTAGCAACATCTTTCTGAATAGAAGCAATAGCCAAGTTAGAGATGCGATCTTTAGCGTTCTCACCAGTCTTCCAAGAATACGACAACAAATCCCTGTAGGTCTGACTCTGTTGAGCGTAGGTTGAAGCAGACAAGTCTGTAGCGTTCTTTGCATTCACAGCATTGGCTGCATTGACTGCAGCAGTATTAGCTGTAGAAACATCAGCCAAGATTTTAGCATTGGCTACGTTAATCTCAGCAGACATGCGTGAATTAAACTCAGCACGATCATTCTTCTCTTGAGCGTTAAACTTGATGAGTTCGTTGGCAGCATCCATGTTAGCCAAGCTTATCTTATTCTTCTCAGAAGCATTGAACTGGTTAGCTGTAAGAGCCAATGTAGCATTAACCTTGGCAATATCGTTAGCGTTGGTGGCATTGGTCAATGAAGCAGCATTAGCTGCAGATGCATCAGACAAGATAGACTGTGCAATTTGCTGACTCTTCAACACAGCCATCTGCTGTTTATTGTCCAAGTTCTTCAAGTCTGTTGCCAAGAAAGCCTGAGCATTCTGCACAGCAGTTTGTTGACGAGCATTCAAGTTTGCCATATCCATCGAAGCAATGGTGGCTGCGTTGGCTAGGACCGTTTGTTGTGAAGCATTCAAGTTGGCAATACCAATGTCCTTCATCAACTGAGAATTATTCAAAGCAGCTTGTTGTGCTGCAGTGAAAGTGGTGTTGAGGTTTTCAGCAATACGAGTAGCGTTCAACACAGCAGCTTGTTGTTTGTTATCCAACACCTTACCCTGCATAGCAGCTTCAATCTGAGCATTAGCCAAAGCTGTTTGCTGACGATTGGAAGCATTGCTAATATCCACCTGCACCTGCATAGAACTGTTATGCAAAGCAGCCTGTTGCAAGTTGTTCAGGTTGATGTTGGCTTGTTCAGCGTAACGAGCAGCATTAACAACTGCAGCTTGCTGTTGGTTGGACAAGTTCTGTCCTTGCAAGGTAGCTCTGATCTGTGTGTTAGCCAACATAGTCTGTTGCATGTTGCTGAGGTTTTGACTCTGCAAAGCAAACGAGTTGGTGGCGTTGGTAAGACGGGCTTGCTGTTCATTAGACAGATTCTGCAAAGACAAACCCTGCTGTGCAGCAGCGTTAGCCAACGAAACCTGCTGACGGTTGTTCAGGTTCTGCATACCCATCTGCTGGAACACTTGAGCGTCCTGTACAGCAATAGGCAGGGCACTCTCCATAGCGGCTTGGAAGATTGCTGTAGCAGCCATAGAGCTACCACCCAAGCCTCGTGCAGCCATAGCAGCGTTAGCACCACGAATAGCACCAGCAGCCCATGCAGGGGTGGCACCATCGTCAAAGCTCTTCATCAGCTCAGACAACTGACCTTGCACTGTAGACATGGCATCAACGTTGCCTTGTGCGGCCTGTGCCAATGTGCCATCATCCACTGTAAATTTATCCAGCTTTGCTGCCACCATCTTAGCGTCAGGAGCAAGACCATCAGCAGTGATTGCTGTAGCCTGTGCCATGTCACGCTCTGCAATTTGAGCAGGTTTGACAAGCTCGTTAGCCTGCACTTGTCCCTGTGCAGCCTTTACAGCTGCAGGTGATTTAGTCTGTGCAGCCTCTGCTGTAATAGTGGGGACTTCGGTGACAGCTTCAACCATTTCACCAGCCTGTGTCTTACGCTCTTTTGCAACAACAGGTACGATTGCTGACTTGTCGACAGTCTGTGCTGTAGCTATCGCACCTTTAGACACTGTACCTTGTTCTGCTTCAGCGAGAGCACCTTCAGAGACAGTGCCTGTTGCTGCAGTTTGACCAGCCTGTGCTGTTTTAATAGCACCCTGCGTAGTTTGTGCGGTGGCATTAGTTGATTTAACAGGTGCGGGAGCAGATACACCAGCAGCTTGTGTAACCTGTACAGGTGATGCCGTCACAGCATCACCTGTGACGGGTGTTTTCACAGTCATGCCGGGAGTGATTTTAGTCTCTTCAGCTTTGTAGGTTGTAGCAGTAGGTGCTTTAGGAACAGCACCACCTTCAGCAAACTTCTTAGGCTGCACAACACCGCCCTTAGCCATACGCTCCACAAACTTAGAAGTGATAGCGCTATACTTCTGAGCGTCAGAAGGTGACGAAGCAAGGAAGTCGTCGAAGCCCTGCATAGGACCGTCATATCCCATCTTACGTGCAACGATTTCCTTTTGTTTTGATGTGAAGCTCTTATCCATATTGTTTCCTATTACGCCACCAAACCGGGCAAGTACACAGTTTTACCATCACGCTTCGTGGCTGTCATCACTTGTTTCTTCAAGTTGGCAGGGTCATATGATACATGCACCCAACCGCTATCAGGTACACCGGGTGTATAAAACTCTAAAATCAATTGAGTGAATTGTAACTCATCACGGATGTATGCTGCCAGTTCTGCATTGGCAACACCGGGTATTTCGATGTCAGCAGCTTGACCTTTGCAATGATCACTGGTCTTGCTACCACCAACTGAAGCATTCACTTCCGGGCTTCGATAGCCGCTGTTAACTTTGACACCCCTACCGTAATGATCACGTATAGGCTGCAACACATTAACAGCCAATGACTGGAGAGCAGAGATGATGTCTTGTGTCGGAGCATTGTCGAGTCCTTTACGCAGAGCAGTTTCGCTCTGTGTCAGTTCGTTGAGGGTGAAGTTGGCTGTCAGTTTCATTTCTTAGCTTTCATATCCATGATCTTTTCAAGTGTACGACCACCAAAGTAAAAACTCATGATAAGCATACCCCATTGTCCAAGCAATTCAACATACGTTTGATTGGTGTTGAGGTTGAAGGCTGACATCATGGCGAAGGTGGAATAGGCCAACAGAATGAATATAAGGGTCATAGGGCGAATGTTCTTGGACAACCAAGAGTCAGAAGCCATGTCTGCTTTTAAGCGGTCTGTGAGGTTGTTCTGCTCAGTCTCAAACAGCTTGGTGTCGTTAGCCATCTTAGCCAACTCACCATCCTGCTGCATCTTCAACAACTCAGACTGTGCTTTAGCTTTTGCTTCAGGGTCAGGTATTAGCTTGTCTATCAGCTTACCGCCAATATCAAGTAGGGCTGTCAGTGGGAGCATCTTTCACCTCTTTAGGTTCTTGTTTAACAACAGCACTCACAGCACGTTTGCCCATGATGCCACCAATGCCGCCAACGATAAGCAGAACAATGTCGTTCAACATCTTTGTATAGGCTTGGTCAATCGGAGCCATTGCCTTGATAGGCTGCTCAACAAATGTCACAGAGTAAAGCAAAGCACCGACAATGAACGACAAGATCAAAGTGACAGCAACAACTACAAAGGCCCAGATCCTGACCTCAATAGCGTCTGCCGACAAACGTTCATTCGGCTGGGGGTTTGACTTGTTCAATTTGTTTCTCCAAGACAGGCGCAATGATGTATTCAGGACAAACCTGAGCAAACTGGCATAAAGGTTTTTGACACTGTTCTTTATGAAAGTTCTGTGGGTTTTGGCATTGGTATCGATATGTGGGTTCACAGCCAGCCAGTAAAAACAAGAGTAGAAAAAGTCGCTTCATGGTTTCATTCCATACATCACGAGATATGCACCGAAGCCTACCAGCGCAAAGATGACAATAACGCCACCAACAACGATCAAGATTTCAACAAGCTCCTCACGGTCTTGCTTGGCCCTCAAAGCCCTGTCACGTGCCAGCTGTTGATCAATCTTGTCTTGCTTATCCATCTCTGCAACACGAACCATAATGGAATTCCATACGTCCATGTTGTTGGGGAAGAACAAACCTTTAACCTGTTCTTCAAAGTCACGTTGGGCTTTAAGGTCTAGCTCAATCTGAACAGCCTGTCCCATGTTGGAACCGCCCTTCTTCTTAGCATCCTTCAACGCTTTAGTAACTTCATGCTTTTGCTCAAAGTATTTACCCAACAAAGGGCCAAGACTTCGTACATCATCAGCAGTCTTAGATGCCTGCTTGATCATGAAGACTGTCTTTTGGACAGCCGCCATTGCCGTTAAAGCAAGTGTGATTGGTTCCATTATCTCATCAAGCGTTCAGCGACAAAGGTGAGAACACCACCAAAGATGGAAGCGATGGTCATACCCATCCAGAAGCCACCCTTGCTTTGATTAGCCAATTCAAGTAATGTCTTTATGTCAGCGTCCATACTATCGACTTTCTTGTTGAGATTGTCGACAGTACTGATGAGCTTGCCATATTCAACAAGATCGATATGTTCCATTTGTACTACTACCTACACAGATGCTTATGCGTTCCAAGGCGTACCAGTGGCGGTCACGGGATTTTTCTGCAACTCAATGTTTGCAGCCAGAGAAGCTTCAGTAGCGTCTTTGTCCACGCCCGATGCCCAGCACCAGCCCAGCACTTCAGCCTCTGTAACGTCTGCGTAAGGTATGGTGGGGGAACCATCAGCCCAAGAGCAGGTGGAGTAAGCGGATGCGCTGTACTCGCCGTCAACGGCTGTGCAGGTCCAGTGTGCCGTGGTGATGAAGCCTGTTGCTACATCGTAGTTGGTGGCTGTGATTGTCCAAGTTGCGGTCATGATATTTCCTTTCAATTAACTCATGCGGTAAAGCACGAAAGTGTTTGTCGCAGTGCGACGAATGCGGAACTGCGCAGATGTCCCAGTGGCAATTGTCAAACCACCCAGCGATGTTACGCCAGTGTTGATTGCCATCGTGATCGTGCCAGAGGCAGTGTTGATGACGGTGAAGTCATAACCCAAGTTGGTTGAAGCCCAAGGAACCAGAGTCTCCAGCGTAGTGCCCAGAGGCATCGTCACGGTGTAGCTTGTGCCAGTCGTGTTGATGATCTGGCCTTGGATGTTGGCGTTGGTCAGAGTCGCTGTCGTGCTGATGGATGCAGGAGCGGGTGCCCAAACAACTACGGAACCAGTTTGGACTTGCATGTTGCCGGAGGCGTCGATGCGCATCTTCTCTGTTGGATCAGCACCGCTTGAGTTTGTTCCAAAGGTTAACGCAGTGACGCCGCTACCAACGTTGATTGCTTTAATAAACCCTGCACGAATGCTCCCTGTGGTGAGGCTTCCGTTTGTTGGGCTAAGATAAAGCGCAACCGTTGTGTTGGTTGTCGTTGAAAAGTTTTGGAACAGAGTTGCCGCTTCACCGCCACCGTTCACTTGGTAAGTGTTGAGTTGAGCAAGAGGCGTAGTGGTCCCAATACCCACGTTGCCGGAGGAGGTCAGGCGCATTCTCTCTACTCCAGCGCCGCTATAAAAAATAGATTGCGTAGAGTTTGACCCATCAGCAACAAACTCCATTGTCTCCAAGAGCGCGGTGCCAGCAGTGTCAACTACCGAGAAGTTAAGAGACGAGTAGCCGCCAGCAGTGGTTGCTGCTGTTGCTGCAATTTGCGCATGAATTTTGGCACCCGCTGCGCTTGCATCAGCACTGTAGAAACTCAAGCGCCCCCAAGGGTTCGTGGTTGACCAGTCAGACGCATTGCTTGTCGTTGCTATACGCAACTCAGCGGGTGTAGGTGATGCCGAACCAGTTGCACGGGAAATCTCAAGGCCGCTTACGTTTGGCGAAGTCGTCCCAATACCCAGATTGCCGCTGGCGTTCAGCGTCATCGCCTCTGTGGCAGTGGCTGACGCGCCTGCTGTGCCGGAGGGAATGTTGAACCAAGAGTGACCACCCGTATAAGACTGCGCGTAATACCCGGCGTATCCTGTATCTTTGTACTTATAGCCACCATCGTTGTACAAGTTATTAGCCCAAACGCTCGAACCGTTTACAGTCTCCCAAATACCAGTCCTGTCTTGCAAATCAAATGCAACCGTAGCCCAAGCACTCGGAGTAACTCCCAAGCCGAGGTTGCCAGAGGAGTCGATGCGGAGGCGCTCGGCAATACCGCCGCTTCCTGTTGCGGCAGTACCAAACGTCATGTAGCCGCCAGTGCCCAACGACTCGGCAATATATGTGCGGATATAACCTCTTGGCAATCCCCCTTGTGACGATGAGTTATCGCTCGAAATAAAATCCAACGCGCCGACCAAATCATTGGTTGTCGAGCTTGTTGCGCTGTTCCTTATATCAATTGTTGCGCCACCCGATGCAGCAACATCCAACAAAGCACCGGGAGTACTCGTCCCAATACCCACGTCGCCTGCGCTGGTGATGCGGAGCTTCTCGGTTGCAGCCGATCCTGCTGCCGCTGTCCAGAAAGCCAACGCCCCGGTTGGCGCGGCAGATGCTATGTCGGCAACAGAACGAATACGGCTTACCGCTTGCGCTCCAACGCCGCTGGTGTCGTTTGAGTAAAAGTCTAAGGTGCCAACAGTATCACCAGCGGCCCATGTCTTACTCTGCGTGTCTCGAATGTTTAGGGTTGGCGCAGTTCCAGCAACGTCCAGCACACCAAGAGGCGAAGTTGTCCCGATCCCCACATTCCCCGCAAAATAGTTCGCCGCTGTCCCGCTTGCGTAGATGTTCCACTTGTTCGTGCCGCTGGTGACAAGCGATGTGATGCCGTAGTTGTTGGTGCCGTTAGTTTGGTCGGCGATGTAAAGGCCGTGCTGGTTAGTGATGGTGGAGCCAGCACCAAGCGTAGCGTTGTTTGCGTAAAAACTTGTGACAAGTCCAGCAGTAAAAGCCGCCGCTGCCGTTGCTGGTGTAACACTGATACCACGAACACTGGTAGTTGCCGAACTTGAGGCTGTTGGGTTGACAAAAATGCCGTACTGATTTGATCCAGTAAGAGCCGATGAAGTGATGTTAATACCAAAAGAAGAATTACCAGCACCGCCAACCCCCATATACCCATTCACCGTCACAGTGTCGGTAGAGGCATCGCCAAGGGTGGTGTTGCCTGTGATGTTGGCATTGCCTGTTACAGACAGAGCGTTTGTTGGGGAGGATGTGCCGATGCCCAGACCTGTGGAGGTCAGGCGCATACCTTCTGTTGGTGCTGCGCCGCTTGCTGATGTTGCAAAAATTAAATCGTGTGCATTGTTGGTATTTGTGGTCACCGACTCAATGTAAGAGCCTCTGTTTGTAGCATCGTCTGCTCTTCCGCTCATCCAAAGTTTAACACCAGTTGCGTTGGCTGCTGCCCCAGTATTATTTACCAAAGACAAAACAACCGGGGATGTTCCTACACTGTTTGTTTGAGACTTCAAATCAGTCCCATCAAACGTCAGCGCACTCCCCGTGGTCAGGACTTTGGAGCCGTTGAGGTAGGCCACGCCGTTGGCTGTGCCGCCGTTTAAGGTGACTGTGCTGGATGTGGTCAATGCTTCAGCCGTGATAGTGCCAGTCAGTGTAGGCGATGCAGACATCACCACGTTGCCCGTACCAGTGATGGCGTTGCTCACCAGACCTTTGGAGCCGTCAGTGAACACAGCACGTGATGCAGTGAGGCTAGACAAGATAGGTTGTGCTGTGAGAGTGGCAACACCTGTGACAGCCAATGTACCGGACAACGAAGCGTTAGCACCAGACAGCGTACCAGTGAGCGTAGGCGATGCAGACAACACCATGTTGCCAGTGCCAGTCACTGCGTTGCTCAATGTCACACCGCCATAGGTCAGTGCAGCCGACAAAGTGGTAGCGCCTGTGACAGCCAATGTGCCAGCAATGGAAGTATTACCCGCCAAGAACAGATCTTTGAACTTCAGCGAAGAGCTACCAATGTCAACAGTGTTGGTAGTCTTTGGAAGTACAGTGGATGCACTAACGACAATATCCTGTGTCGGACCCAACACCGAAATGGGCGCACCTTCACCAGTGGTGCCGTCATGGTTGTGACCCGTACTGGCATTAAAGGCTGCTTGAATGCCATCAAATTCGTTGTCGAGGTCATCCGCACTAATGACGTTACCATCAGCAATGTTGTTACTTGTATCGACTCGTACATATCCTGTCATAATGGTTCCTGTCTAATGTGTGTAGTTATAACCGAAACATCAAAGCTGTAAAGCTTTAACGTCTGTCATGTGTTGCAAATTCCAAAGTTGCTGCGTCCAAGCTAAACGGAGGGTTTTGACTATCCGACACAAACTGCAGCGACACGCTAAAAGCCGACCCAATCACTTGAGTTTCAAACTGCTTCACCAACTTACTACCGTATACCGTAGTGCCGTACCGAGCACCAGAGCTACCATAAAAACCTACAGTGCCTGCTTCGTTAGACAACTCAATAGTGTCAGGCTGAATACTACCCTGTGTGTCAAAGTCAAGCTTCAGGTTGACAGAGGTGGTGACACCCCCTTGAGGATCTGTGTAGAGAAATAGTTTGTAGAACGTTTTACGAATACGTGGATCGTTGATAGAAACAAAAGGTGTAGCAAATGAAGCAATGATGTTTGTTCCGTCAAAGCTGTTACCATTTTCCATCTGATAGACGTAGCCATCATCGTGAGCAAACACCAACGTCTCTGTTTGGTTTTCATAGTCACCATCAGCGACATAAGCTTTGATACCCAGTGTCTCAGCCCACGACATAGTGCTGGTATTATCACCAACCATCTGTGTACCTAAGACACCTTTAGCGTTAGCCGTAGAAGTTCCTGTAGCGTTGTAACCAAAGATGCGGTATTGCGACTTCTGCTTAATAACACAGCTGGCGAAGCTACTACTAGAAGCAATGAGACTGGTCATCTCGTTCTGAATAGGCTTAGACACTACACCCAAGTTGAAGTCACCAACACGGTCTGTAGCGCTAAACAAACGCAAACCTTCAGGACCAAGGAAGATGACATCGCCACCAATTTCCTGAATAGTATCAGGAGCAACACAACCAACATTCTTTGTCACAGGTTGCAGCACGAAGTCCTGCAAAGTGTTACCGACAAGCTGACTGATTGTTTTGTCTGTGAAGATGATGAGAGCTTCACGGAAAGGAATGATACCTGTGATGAGTCCACCAACGTTAATAACACCAGAGCCGTTAGCAGCACTGAAGTCAGAGTCAGTATAAGGTGACGTAAATGTCAAAGTTTCGCCTTTAGCGAAGAACATTTGATTTTTATGGTAAGCAACAAAGCTTGCAGCAACCACGTCAGCCGGGGCAGATGTAAGCTCAGTGAAGGTTGTACCGTCCCAACTGAATGGTGTGTTAGTACCATCAACAGCCATAACCTTATCTGTACCAGCCAATCTATACTTTGAAAAGCGTAGTTTGAGACCAGCGCTTCTATCACACGACAACATAGTGATGGCTGCATTATCTGCAGGACTAGATGCCAACGAAGGATATATGGACAACGCAGCAGCACCAGATGTAACTGTGGCGGGTGCAATCAATGTATACACCTTCTCAACACCAGCGATGGAGAATGTGTCACCGACCTGTGGCAAGCCTGTCAAGCCATCAACGTTCAGCGTAGAACCTGTCTGAGAACCACCATTAACCAACACTGTACCGTATGAAGGCTTAGATACTTTGGTGTGTGCAGAGCCTGTGGTTGAATAGATGTCGGAGTTACGATAGGACAACACTGTCTCGTTCCAAGCAACAATACCTTTGATGGTGCCTGTGTGACTCGTGAAGGTGACAGCAGCTTTATCGGCTGGGCTAGATGCCAACGATGTTGTCAATGTCAGTGTTGCTTGCTTGTATGTACCGTTAAACGACACACCTGCTGTAGCTATAGTGTATGTACCAGTGACACCAGCAATTGTGAATGTAGAGCCTGCAACAGGGGCAGTATAAATGTTAGCAAGCACCAGCGTTGTACCAGTCTGTCCAGACCCCTGTACCTTTGGTTCACCATAGGCAGGAACAAACGAGCTTGAATACTTGTCGTAACCTTCGATGCGTTTGTAACCACCATCAGTGGATGGCTCAAAGTTCTTCAGCAGACGAGCGCTACCGGGTGCCTGTGTACCGTGTTGCAACGGAGACAAGTTGGAGATGAGTCCACCACGGAACTCAAACGGATAGGTCTGAAGTCCATCAGCCATTAGCGCACCCGATCACCAAAAGCAGAGCTACCACTACCAGATTGAATGATAGCAGTGGAACGCATGTAAACAAAACGATTGATCAAGATGGTGCGCATACGCTTCAAACCTTCTTCAAACTTACCCTTAGCAATGTTAGCAGCTTGCTCGTTACTACGGAACATATAAGCATGATACATAGCACCGTCAATGATGACATGACGGAATCGCTCTGGAATGGAAGGAACATCTGTAGCACTCGCAAGATCTACAGGAACTTTATAGTATTCGTAGACAAGCTCATAGGCTTGGTCAGGTGGTGGTGTTACACCCCATTGCAAACTTGGTGCTTGAAACACAGCGGAAGGAACTTCACGTTTGGAAGTATTGTCGCCATACTCTTGGTCAACAGCGTTTTCTAAATAGTCGTCATAGTCGACAACACCAAGCTTCACTGTTTCGTTACCGAATGTGGTGCTCTCCTTGATGCGAAAGGTATCGAAGTCAATCGACCCAGCATCATTAGGGAAAGCATAACGGGTAGTGCCTGCTGTCAAAGACAATTCAGCAAGCTCATGATTGAAGGGCCATTCATAGTGTGTCTGGTTAATGTCACGAATGGAAGAGTTGACACTATCTTTGATCTGAGAATAAAAACCCTTGGCTGTGGAGAAATTACCAGATGTAAGTTCAACTTCGTTAAGGCGACGATTCACTTCATTAACAAGACTGATATAGTCGTATGCCATGATGGTTCCTGTATATTTAAAAAACAAAAGGGAGAGCCTCGTTAAAGACCCTCCCTCTTAGGTCAGCCTAAAAGATTAGGCCAATTGGTCGCGGTCAACTTCAGTAGTCTCAGGACGACCATCAACGCTCACCAGCACAGCCCACACACGCAGCGAACCAGAGGTAGGAGCGGTAGTGGCAGCTTGGATCAGCAAGTCAATGGTGTCAGCAGTGCCGATCACAACAGGTTGGAAGGCGGCAGCGTTCTGAGCGTAAGCACCAGCAGCAGCAGCGTCACCGTCAAAACCGTCAACGAACACGTCAGCATCAACACCAGTGACACCCAAGTCCCAAGCATTGTCAGCAGACTCACCACCAGCAACAGTGATAACTTCAAAGCCAGCGTTCAAGATGACGGTGTTGGCGGGAACAGAGATGCACTCGATCACGTCAGCAGCAGCCAAGGCAGAACCTTTGGCGGTAGCAGCAGCAGCGAAGTCGATGACCTTGTCAACAACATAAGGCACGGGAGCAGCAGTGCGACCAGCGGAAGCGCCACCAGCAAGGGTAGTAATAGTAGCCATTTTAAATTTCCTTTATTGAGAGATGTGTATGTAGAAACGGGGAAGCCTTTTGAGCCTCCCCTGTTTCATCAGGCCACGTTGTACTTTGCAGTAACGATAGCCTCGGGACGCAAGATCTTACGACCATACAGGTGCATACCACGCACGATGTCAGCGAAGCTGTCGGGATCGCGGTAAGTCTCGGTCTTGTTGATCTGCTGAGCAGTTGCCACAGCAGCGTCTTGACCAGCAACGATCACACCGAAGTTGGTGGATTGAGCAGAAGCACCAGCAGTACCGGGACCAGTACCGATCTTAGGAGTGTTGTTAGACACATAGATACGGAAACCGTGCAGGTTGTTGATGACCAGACCGTTTTGCAGACCGGAACCACCGAAGTCGGAGTTCAACAGACGGCTGTCTTCGTCCTTCAACATTTCGATGAACACTGGGTCGACGACCAACCAACGACCTTGGGTGTCAACGAACTGCTGATCCAACAGACGACCCATACGTGCAATCACCATCAAAGGCGAAACAGTGGTAGTGGGCAGTGCAGTTGCACCGGGCAAACGAGGAGCCAAAGGAATGGAGTCACCAACGCTACCAGCGGTAGTCAGGTTGCCGAAGCTTGGACGGCTCAACTTCATGGTGGACAACAGTTCGTCAGCACCAGCGGTGGCAACAGCTTTAGTACCGGGGATGGTGGTACGAGCAGTGTCAGCAGCAGCATGCAGAGCAGACTGTGTATAACCGGACAAGTAGCCCAGCACGTCTTGGTCGTACTGGTCACGCAGGCGATATGCAGCGCGGTCAGTAGCCATTTGCATGAAGTTCACGTGCGAGTGAGCAGCTTCGATGTCGTCGATTTTGAAAGCAAAAAAGTTTGCTTGGTCGACAACCAGAGTGAAGTCCTCGTCGTCCAGATCTTGAGCGGTGATTTGAGTGCCGCGCTTGTAAGCTTGGACGCTCACCTCTGGCTCCTTGATGATTTTTACACTATCCCCCATCTGGGCGATCTCACCGAAGTAGTCGTTGTTGGTGATGTCTTCAACCACAGACGACTTGCGGAATGCGAGTTGTACTTTTTTGGAATAAATTACGGCACTGAAATTGCCGTTGCTAAGTTGGCCGTAGCCGGGAACTGCTGGAAAAGCCATGAAAATTCTCCTATAGATAAATGTATGGCATATACAAAATACGCTCACTCAAGTACCACAGGGCTGTCTCTTCTAGGTGTATAAGAATACCCCCTAGCTATTAAGGTATTCGTATAGGCTAGATCAACTAGGTTGTCTGCTTACTTACGTTTTGCGCTACTAACTTACAAAGCTGGATAAACTGATCTTCAGAATAATCCAACTTCATCCTATTGATAGGCACGCAGACTAGCTGAATATTGTCAGCAGTGTAGTCTTTGTCACTATCGATTCGGTCTAGGCTTACTGTATTAAGTTGGTGAGCTTCGCTAGACAGCGGCAACTTAGTGTATGCACACAGACCTTCTTGTCGCTGCCAAACATCATGTAGATGTTCAACAGTGATAAAACAATTTACTTTCTTTCGTTTACCAGCGGTCTTCACCAACTGATCAAACTTCTCATCAAGCGTCAGATTTTTATATCGTTTCTGATTCTTGATACTAATCTTTTCTTTGTTTCTATTACGAAACAACCTGTCTTTTTCTCTAGCATTTTCGGGGTCGGCAAGTCGCCACATCCTCAACTTCTCAGCTAGACAAATCTTACAGACAGACTTGTAACCTGTACCTTTAGCTTTACCAGATTTACCGAACTCAACCAAAGGCTTCTCAACCTTGCAACAACTGCAAGTCTTCACAACATCATTCATAACAATCCCCGATTAGACAAAGGACTAGACAGTGAATCGGCACTGTCAGGGGAGCTACCCTTTTCGTCCTGTTAAAAGTTATACCAGACTTTTTTAGCCCGTGTCAACTATTATCGTGCGCCAGCACTCAAATCGTACACAAACTTACCAGTTTGCATAGCTTTCATGATAGCTTGCTCGTTGGCTTCGTACTGCTTACTAGACATCTTAGCCACCTGAGACTCGTACATCACGCCTTCGGTGTCTTGGCTGGACGGGGCAGATCGTTCACCACGGGTACGAACACTCTGTGCTGCAGAAGTATCTTCCTTCTTCGACTTCGCTTTAGTAATGTTGCGATCAGCCTTATAAAGATCAATGGCACGAGCAGCAGAACGAGCATCTGTATCATTCTCATATAGGGCTTGTTGCACCCAAGCTGGTTGCTCATCTGCCCAGTTGTGGAAGTCATCAGTGTCTCGGATGGTGTCGAAGTCTGGATGAATCTTCATCAGTTCAAGCTCAGCCTTCTCACGTGCTGTCAGCTTTTCTTGTTCATCCAATGCAGCAAAGCGCTGTTCAATTGAAGCAGTTTGCTCTTTAGCTTTCTTGATGGCGATTGTCTCTACAATCTTTGCCACGTCTGGGTAAGTCTCTGCCCACTTAGCCAACTCGTCTTCGCTTGTCGGCAGCTTAATTTGTTTCTCGGTAGACTGAGTAAGCTGTGTACGCAGTTCGTCAATTTGCTTTTGCAGGGTAAGCTGTTGTTGCTGTGAGTGGCGACGAAGATCACCGTAGCGTTTCTTAAAGCTCTTCTCTTCTGCTGACAAGTTGCTGTCGTCTTCTGCGTTGTCGTCCACAGCCGGGGCAGGTTTCTCAACATTCTTCTCTGTAAGCTGTGCCAGTTCTGCTTCCTCACGTTCAATACGCTCACGATTGGTATTACGTTTACCGAACGGAGCAAGCGCTGTCACCTGCGGTTTTTGTTCCAAGACTACTTCAGTCATATTTACCTTTTAAGTTGGGGCTGCACTGTAGGAGACAACATGTCTCGGAGTCAGGTAGCCAATGATGACGGGTATTGTTAAGTACCAGTCTGCCCGTCACAGACTCTGGTATTCATATTGTACGCTATTAACGGCGACCTGCTAAGCCTTTTGGTTTGATCTTAGTTTTCTTTGGTTTAGAGACAAAGCCGCCTTTGGCCCAACCATCACCACCGTTGCTATCGCTGTTGCCGCCACCAGCCTCACCACCGCCACCAGCTTCACCACCGCCGCCGCCACCGCCAGCAGCTTCACCACCGCCACCACCGCCACCAGCTTCACCACCGCCAGCAGCTTCACCACCGCCACCACCGCCACCAGCTTCACCACCGCCGCCAGCCTCACCAACACCAGTGCCTGCACCACCAATACCATCACCACCATTACTCTCACTAGCAGCGTCAGCATTTCCAATACCACCACCACCGAATCCACCACCAACAGCGTCAGCATCCGCAGCCATACCAACACTAGAATCAGCCTGATTAGTATTAGTTGAAGGAGCGGCTTCAGTATAACCAAAAGTTTCACCATTAACTGTGCCTGTAACGTTAGTGCCACCTGAAGGGTTTTCCCCCTCATTGACAGAAGTACCGGATGTACCAGTACCAAATGCGTTAGTGATGGACATCATCGCATCCATAGGATCTTTACCATCAACATCAGCAGCGGCCTGAGCACCTGCAGCAGCAATACTTCCCGGTGTAGCTCCTTGTTGATTTGAAGCATTGGTTACGGCTTCCTGTGCAGACTGAATCGCTTCAGGGCTGTATCCGTCAACACCAAGGTTAAAACCAATAGCTTCTGCTGTCTGAGCCTGAGCTTGTGCATTACCAAAGTATGCACCAGCAGCCTTACCACCTTTATATCCTTGTACAGCGCCTGCTGGTCCAGCAGTAACAAATCCAAGAATACCACCAACAATACCACCAAGGGTTGATGCGGCAGGAGAGCCTGTGGTAATACCACCATATGTACTGTTAGGGTTCGGAGCGTCTGTGCTGAACGATCCACCACCCCCACCACCGACAGGTCCACCACCATCACTACCACCAGTATCACCACCACTAGGTGTTGTCGGTGTAGTCGGAACAGCAGGTGTGGTTGTAGGAGCAGTGGTGCCAGCAGCTTTCACTTTATAACCAGCAGGAACGGACAACTGAGCCACACCGTTAATGAAAGGAATGTAGATGGTCTGACCAGCATCATTGGTCATTGGCACCATCTCAAAACCTTTAATGGGCGCATCGCGGTAGAGTTGTTCGTTTTCTTCACCGCCTACATAACCACCAGCTGCATATTCACGTTCTTCACCACCATCATCTTCTGACATAATGGAGTCAATCTCAGACGAGAATGCATCATCATCCATCTCATCTTCACCACCACCAAACAAAGCTTCACCGTCTTCTACTTCCTCGGCATTACCCATCTGACCAATTTCGTTCATGCGCTTCAGACCAGCCTTAGCCTTGTCACGTATCATCATCAGCTTCTCCAAACCAATGTATCGAACCACATCGGCTGGAATGACAAACTCACCTTCGCTAAGCTTAGCGTCAATGTCGTCCCTTACTTCTTCTTTCATAGCACCGGGTGGTACTTCATTACCAGAAACTGGATCGACTGTACCGCCCTCTTGCATTACGCCGCCTTCGGCAAACAGTTTATTCATTTCATTTTCCACAACGCCACCTTTTGCAAAAGTTGGACTAGCATCATCTTTTTTGTTCACTCTAAAAAGAGCATCGTCCGGTTTAGTTTTCTTAACATTCTTAGCCATAACCAATGGGCCAATTTGTACAATTTCATCAGCAGAAACAACAGGCATATTGTCTGCTTTGTCATAAAAATAACTAGCACGATATGGATTCATACCAACCTGCGTCCACTCTGGATCATTAAAGATCTTCTCAGCGTATGCTTTTGCATTGTCTGGGTTGTGAGGAACATAGTCACCGAAGATACGTGCAATAGTAGCCTTACCCATACGACCACCAGAACCCAACGGTTTACGTCTAGCAATATCAAGAGCTACTTTAGGATCTGACACAAACTCAACGTTTTTAAGAACAGCTGTTTTAGCATATCCGATTGGTGCGCCACTCTTTGTAGTACCTTCATGGAGAGAAACAACCCAAGTGTTATAGTCGTTGTAAGCAGGAATGTCTAAGCGAGAGGATACTCTTTCGCCCGGTTGTATCTTCATGTTAAGACCGACAATACCTTTGTTGACTTGAGCTTCTGTAAGAGCGCCAGCAATGTCTGTGAAAGAAGGCATGTCTGGAACTTTATCAAGCGGAACAATGGGTTGCTTCTCTGCTGAAAGTTTCCTAAACTCTTCTGGTTTAAGTTTTCCCTCAAACAGTTTTTGAGCAGCCTCTTCAATCTCAGGCAAAAGCTTAGATCGCTGTGATGCTTTGTTTTCCTTGCGCCAAGCTTCTTTCTTCTCAGCAGATAAACCCAACGCTTCAAAAGCGTCAGTACCACTATCAGCAATAAGTTCTGGCTCAACGCCGAAGTCTTCAATGCGATCTACTTTTGGTGACATGAAGGTATCATCTACAACAGGTGTCGGTGCAGCTTCTTCTTCCCTGAACAGAGGATCAAAATTGACACCTGTATCAGCATCGTCCTGTGGTGCGACCACTGGTTCTTCCTTGACTACAGGTTTAGATGCAGCGCCTCTGGCTTTCCTAGTCACAAGCGATTTGGTTGGTAAAGGGGTATCAACAACAGATTCTACAACCTCTGAAGCAATCTTAGGAACAACGGCGTCTGCTTGCTTAGCGACAGACTTCACCAGAGCTTTACTAACTGGTTTAGCAAAAAGAGAACTAGCGATACCCATTAGATTCCCCTATCGTTAGACAATTTATCCTGCATGATTGATCTCATCTTTCAAATACTTTAGCTGACGCAATGCAGCAATGGCACCTTGTGCCTTAAACACTTCGCTCAATTCTGTTGCTTGTTCCAGCTTACGCTGATGCTGTTCAATGTCATAGTCGAGCTTCTCAACAAAGGCGTCCCACATATGAGGACTGTTAAGCATACCCTTCAGTTTAGGTAGGAAAGCTTTGCTCATTTATTGAGCACCCATCGGAGCTTGAGGAGCAGCGCTAAAGCCTTGCTCACCGGGAGCAGCAGCAGCACCAACACCAATGTTGCCAGCACCACCACCAGTCATATCAGCTACACCAGCGCCCGGTACAGGCGGAGCACCCGGTGGCATAGCGCCACCAGCAGGAGCACCAGCAGGTGGTGCCATCAACGCAGCCTGACGTGCAGCCTCGTCCATGTTGTTGGTAACTTTGTCTTGGTCGAGGTCCATAGCTTTAGCGATTTCACGGATGATGTAAGGCATCTTGGCGAATGGCATCAGTGCTGGATTACTAACAATCTGCAAGAACTGCATCAGTCGCTGTGAGCGCACTTCAGTAGCCATCAACGATTCTGTACCACGAGCATTGACTTCCAAGTCACCCTTAATCTCTGGGTCGAAGTCAAACTGCATATTGAAGCTGAAGAAGGCTTTACCGAGTGGTGCCAACAGGTAGTCGTCGACGTTCTTAATCACTGTCTTGATGGAACCACCAGCAGCGTTCATCAACATAGAGATGCCGGACGCTGTACGACCAACACCACTCACACCAGTTTGACCGTGAGCAAACGATGGCATACCTGTGGATTCGTCAGCAAGTTGTCGAGCTTTGTCGAACAACTGCAGGTTCTCTTGCGACACGTTAGGAAACTTAGTACCAAACAAGCTTTGACCGGGAGCACCACCTTGACGACGAAACACTTTACCGGGGTAGACAGACATGTCTTGACCGGGGACAAGGTTGGTTTCATCAACTTCAAAGACGAGGTTACCTGACAACACAGCGTTGTCCACAGCCATACGCATGAAGCCGTTCATCAATGTCTGTGTGTCGTCCATGTTCTCTGCAATACCAACACCAGCCAAGCTGTATGGATTGAGTTCGTATGGAACGGCGTAGTAGGGAATCTTTGCAGGCTTGAAAGGATTCAGCACCAAGCGAATAATCTTACCGTTGCAATACCAGATGTTGGCTTGCAACTCATCACCGTCTTTGAAGTCTTCAGGGATGGTGACATCGTTCTCTTCCAACAATTCAATGTCAACGTTACCCCAGTACTCCAACACCTCAAAGCGATCAACGTCAAAGTTGGGAGCGTAGTCACGCAGATCATCTTCCCAATACTTCTTAACGTAGGTTTCACCTTGTTCAATGAGTTGGTCAATGACGTTCTTACGGAAGTGTGGACGGCGCTTCAAAGCACGAAGCTGTGTACGCGACATCTTGTGGCGCTCAATGACATACTGGCAGTCTTCTGTGTTGTTTGCGTCTGGGTCCCAATAGAAGTTCCAGAGAGAAACATGCGAAGCTTCTGGTACAGTTTTGATTGTTGGTTTGTATGTACCGTCTTCTGTCCAGTTGGGATATTCTTTGTTGACAGCGAATGGACCCTTCATTACGCCTGTACCAAACAAGGCCATCTCAAAAGCAGAAGCACGAAGATGCTTACTAGCACCGCTCTCTTCAAGCTGGTCATGGATCTTCTTCTCCATCTTTTTAGCAGCCAGCATAGCGGGATAGAACGTTACAGACGTTGGTGTCTGTCCCGGTCCATTCTTCAAACCGGGAACATCTTTCAAGTCTTCCTTGAGACTACCCAGCATCTCTTCCAGCTTGTCCAAGTCGAAGTCTTTACCGATACCAGCAGCACCCTCTTCACCGAACGGAATAGCTGGTGGTGCTCCTCCAGCAGCATTCTGTGGATCGAAATGGACAGAATCAGCTACACCTTCTGGCAACACAGACGGGTCAACGCTGAGAGGGAATTTGTTGTTAGAAAACAACACATCAGTAATCTGACCATACGCAGCAAGCGTCTTAGTCTTCGTCACCTTCACAAATACACGGCTCTTCTCAGTCTCAGTGAACTTAACATCAGGACCGTACAGGCCACGATAGTTGCGATAGGCACGGAGCCAACGATCTTCGTCAGTGCGGCGTGACTCTTCCGATTTGGTGTAGCGTTTCTGAATAAAGCTGATGAGACTACCACCTTGGAAGTCGTCTTCAGTCTTTGGAGCGTCATCAAGCGCTAGAGTTTTATCGTTAGAGGGTTTATCAATAAGGGCCATAAGTGTTCCAGAGTATTAAGAAAGGTATAACATGTAGTTGATCAATAACCAAACACAGAGTCGGCTACAACTTTGCCGGTATTTTGCGACATAGGATCAAAGTCAAACAAGCCGCTACGTGGACGTGACATAACACCATAGCGCAAAGCGTCATAGGTGTGATCGTTGCTAACTTTGGTGTTAATATCTTCTACGTTAGTCTTATCAATTGGTAAAGTTGGTAAATCTGCAATGATTTGTACACAGTTGTTGAAGAACACCATGCGTGGCTGCTCTGTCATGGGGTCAACCTGCAGACGGCGGTGTATTTCGTTCTTACCTGCAACACGACTACCAGCGGAACGGTCAGCAGGTCGCCAACGGCACCCCTTCATAATCATTCGTTCAGCAATAGAGGGTCCAGTGTCACCACGTTTGTGCCAACATGAGCTATCCAGCACACCATAACGGATCTTCTCACCGTCTTCAGCCTGCATAACCATCACAGCAAGGTCTTCTGCCAGCACTTTGCTGACATAAAGCTCTCTATAGACTACCAAACTGTCATCGGGCGCTACAGCAAACCACAATACAGCGCTATAGCTGCCATATCCGTAGTCACAAGCTCTAAATCTAGGCCAGCTGCTTGGTATTGTGAAGGGTTCTACAACGTGAATGGCTCTGTTGAACTCAGAAAACGCTGCACCCTCTGCAATATCCCAGTTGCCTTCCAATAATTGCTTACGTTGGTGCTCTGGTAGGGACAACAACATGGTTTCATAGTCACCAGACTCAGCCAAATAGGGGTTGTCAGCCAGCTTAGCCGATATAAACTTGCGTTTGAACAGCGGCTGGCCTTCTTTGCTGTGCCCTTTGGGGTATGTCAGTGTCTCTCCTGTCTCAACATCGGTGGCATAGAAGCTTTTACCGGGTGCTGCAGGCACAATGAACATCTTCCTAACCCATTGATGACCGGGACCACCGGGGTTGGTGGTGGCTCTCATGAACACAGGCAGGTCAGGCGCTGCTGTACGTAGACGAGAACGCATGTAGTTGTACGCAAATGGGGTAGGCCACTGTGTTAGCTCGTCCCAAGCGATGTAGGAGAACGACAAACCCTGATAACGCATGACATCTTCGTCACGGTCAAGGTAGGACATCCACAACTTACCCCCACTTGGATGCTGCCATTGCATCTTTCGCTCACTCCACTTGATGCCGGGGTATATCTTTGGATACATCTCCTGCGATTTCCAAATGAGTTCTCGCAATTCCTCCGTAGTGTGACGAAGAATTAGTCCAGAGAATTGTGGATGCGCCATGTAACGCAAAGGATCTGCAAGAATGGCATAGCTTTTACCGCCACCAGCAGCACCACCATATAACACTTCACGCTCTGAAGCGGCTAGGAAGTTGGTCTGAGGGCCGGGGTTAGGTCTGAAGATGACGTTGTCACGTACAGGCTGAACAACTTCAATCAGTGGAGCCTGTGAAGTATCGTTTAAGTTGGACGTATCGATCACTATCGAAGAAGCTTCCGTCTTTGGTGCCGAGTCTTTCTTCGTACTCTTGCGCTTTCTTGAGGGCTTTTTCGTACCCATCGGCAAGCTTTCGATAAGTAGAGGATTTGCGTTTGTGGGACTGTTCATTCTTTATACGTTTCAATAGACCTACATGGCTTATCTCTCTACCAGTGACAGTGGTGAGCCATGCCGCCACCTGCCTAGAGCTATACTGCTTCAAATACTTCTTAGCTTTTTCAAGAGCATCAAGCTCAATTGCTACAGGTTGAAGCCAACCATCGTCTTCACTGTCAACAATGTACCCAAATGGAATAGTGCGTGACAGTCTCGGTATCTTAACATATTCGTTTGTTGATGTAGGCTGTGGCAACACATAAGCGCCTAAGCCAAAATCAAACGTGTCCACACTTTCAGTCGACATCAATCTTCCTCGCGTTCCTTTGCAGGCAACACCATAATACCACCAGTGCTTTCAACCTGCACCTTCTCTGTCTTCACCAAACCAGCACGGTCAAGTAAGTCTTTAGCAGCCGACATCTTCTCTTTCAAACCAAGCTCTGTAGGATCGTCAATGGCATTGATCATAGCCACTGCAGCCTTTGGTGCTGCCATAGCAATGTAAAGCTGTGTAGCTTCAATGATCTCTTCCTTGAGATAGTTGGTGAGGCTTCGTCGGCTGTAGCCTTCAGAGAAACCAGCCATACGCATAGCTTGATTGATGTTACCGTTAGCGTCAGCAAACAACACTTCAAGGAAGCGTTTATGTTGTTCTGTTAGTTCTTTAGCCATATGTTAAATTTGATTCATTGGATCGAAATACTCTTCAACACTTACAGTGGCATCCATAGTTGATGCAGCCTCTGGTGTAATGACCAAATAGTCACCAGCGTTCAACACAAGGTAGCTACCATCAATCTTCAGGAAGTTGTAAGCAGAGATGGTGTAGCCACCAACGATGAAGTAGTTGGTGCCCAAGCTTTCGTCATGCCATTTGATTGACACTGTCTTGTTGCCGCTTGTAGTGTTTGCAACAAACAACAACTCCACCTTAGCCGTGTGATTGGCTGGGCAGGTATAGACGGTGTTAGCTACACCAGCTGTGAGGTTGGTGCCAACACTGCGAAGTTTTGGTTCACCCTTCATTTCTTCTTAGCTTTCACTTTGGCTTCTGACAAGGCAATGGCAATGGCTTGCTTAGGCGACTTAACTACCTTGCCACCTTTGCCGCTATGTAGGGTGCCTTCTTTGAACTCACCCATCACTTTAGCAACTTTCTTGGTTTGCTTTGGAGACTGTTTCATTTCTTCTTAGCCTTCATTGGCTTACCAACACCAATCATGATAGCCACCATAGGCTTGCCCTTGCCTTCTTTAGCAAGACACTTACCAGCTGCTTTACATTTAGCAGGAGTGGGGCAGCCTTCGCAGGGCTTGAATGCTTTCTTTGTAGCCATGATAGTTCCTTTAACGGTGCTTAGCCGTCTTCTTAGCAATGCTCTTTGGTTGAGCAACAAATTGTTTACCCTTAGCTTTGCCTTCACGCTTAGCTTTGGTAGTGGCAGCATACTCTGCAGGTGACAAAGCTTTGATGGCTGCTTCAGGCAAGTAACGCTCACCTGTATCTGATGAGCGCTTACCCGACTTAGTCGTCCATTTTTGCTCTGTCCACTCTTTGAGGGATTTCTGAGGAGCTTTCATATCAGTCTTTGTAGCCACCACCAGCGGCTTTGTATTTCTTAGCAACCAGCTGAGCCTTCCTTGCGCTCCATTGGCCTGCACCAGTGCCCTGTGTCGCTGCAGCTTTCACTTGCGACACAATCTTCTTACGAAGCTCGGGTTTGGTATAGTTGCCAGCAGCGTTGACGGTTGACTTAGCCTTAGCCATTACTTCTTCGCTTTCTGTGCAGGTGGTACAGATGCACCGCATCGAGCCATAACAACACCGCCTTTGGCAAGGTTGAGTTGCTTCTTAGCCTTGTCAACTTCTTCGGCGCTAACCTTCTCACCAAGCTTCAACTGCTTCTTTGCAGCTTCAACTTTGCTGTCGGCTTTGTCTTCACGGCGTGTCAATCCACGCTCTTTGTTGAGGAAGTCACGCAAGCTAAGACCAGACTCTTCCAGCTCTTTCTTGCTAACAACACGTGCTTTCGGTTTGGCAATGCGCTTGGTGGCATCGTCAACAACAGCAGGAGGGAAGTCGTCTGGATAACCAACACGAGCGTCACGTTCCTTCTTAGTCATTGCTGAATAGGGATCGCTGCGATATTCTTTCTCGTCAGCGCCCTTCTTGTTCTTCTCAACAAAAGCTAGAGCACGTTTGCGTGTGTCGTCGTCGATGTTCTGGTTCTTAGCCATGATTACTTCTTCTTTCCAAAGACGTTGTGAGGCTTCATCGAAGCACCGATACCTTGGTTGCGCACCATGCCGCCTTTAGCCATTTCTTTCTTGTCGTCTGTATTGTACTTACGACCTTCAAAGCTGAAAGAGTCTTTACCGCTTTCTTTGGCAGCTTTGAACTCTTTGCGAAAAGCTTCAGCACTCTTTGTATCTTTATTGTAAGTGGGAAAGTCTTTCTTATTCACACGCTCATCATTGCCTTTTTCAAGGTCGCCAGCAGCAATACGTGCTTTAGATTCTTTAGACAACTCGACTCGGTCACCAGTGGCGGCTTTGTCAATAACTTTACCAATACCGCTTTTCTCAATACCCATGCGAACAAGCTCGTCGCCACCAGCTTCACCAACTGCGCGACCAACACCATAACCAGCAGACAGCGCTGTGCCGATAGCGCCAACACGACCACCAGTACGCGACATAGCACGTTCTCTAGCAGCGTTTTGACTAGCCTTTGCAGCGCCAGTAGTAGGTTTATCTTCCATGAGCATACGTTTGATGTCGCTTTTGGTGTCCTTCATGAAGTCAGCTTTACCGGAAGGCATCTTATCGTTTTTGTTGGTCAAGCCTTCTTTGCTAACAGCTTTAGAGTCTTTAGAACCCTTCTGCGTTTCTTCACGGTCACTAAACCGCTTACCTGTAGGCTTGGACATATTATTTCCCCTTAGCCTTCTTAACGACAGAGCCACCCTTAGCCATGTTGGTTGCTGTACGGCTACCACGTGCTGGCAGAGGCTTCTTAGCCATACCACCCTTAGCCAGCTTCACACCAGCGCCTTTAGCGGCTTTCTCTTCTAGCATGTTAGCTTCGTCGAGATATTGATTGCGAACAGGTTGTGGCAAGGTTTTGTCCTCAGCCATCTTACGCAACTTAGCCACCTTAGCAGCATCTTTATTTGGGGCAGTAGTAGCCATGATAGTCTTTCTTTAAAAACGAGGCTATGCCTCAAACACCGCTGTTGGTCTTGTCTACACAACGAAACCCTACAGCTTCAACAGGCTTGTCTTTCAACAAAGCCAACAACTCTTCTACCTTCACAGCCGCTGCAGCTTCACAGCTTTGCTGGTCTTTGTACATGACATAGTGCTCATGTTCCAACACCATACACGCTTGTGCTATGCAGATGAGGAATTGAGCAACGTACATATGTTATAGCATGGTTGTAAACAACTCACCACTTAACTTTATCAGCCCATGCCGCAGCCGACATTTTGCCTTTGGCAATGTTAGCAGCGTGACGGGCTTTGAAGGCTTCGTTACGCTTTGTACCTTCAGGGCTACCTTTGACACCAGCCTGTCCAAAACGAATCAGCTTGTACTCAGAGCCTTCGTTAGCCATAACAACGTGCGACTTTGTTGGATGGTCAGGTGTTGCTTTAGGTTTGTTGACAGCGCTTAAGCCTGCCTTCTTCATCTGTGTCTTCACTCTTTCTGGAATAGCCATTTGTACATCCTTTCAACTTGACTCTTGAAGTCATCAATACTCATATCACTCTTTGCTCTGTTACAAGCAGTACAGCAAGCAACACTATTATCAACGGTGTAGCCGTCATTGCTATCAACACGATCAATTCCGTTGAATACTATCTCATACAAACTGCTATTCACATGTGGACAATCCTTCATGACTGACGGTGCTTTTGATACACAATCCCATAGTTTTGGTGCAGCATTGCAGTAAACACAATTTTTAGTAGTTATGTTTACAAATTGTTCGTAACTTAACTCCCAAGAGAATCCGCGAGATTTTGCACCAGACTTATAACTATTCATTCGACTTAGTACAGATCTACGTTGCTTAGCTGTAAGACCAACAATGTCAGTTCCACATCCGCATGTTTCTTGATGGCTTATTGCAGAAAACTTCCAGAATGTTTTCTCAGTACCGCAAACGCATCGGCAGATCCATACTTTGTTTTTACCAACAAGGCTTGATCCAACAACAACAAAGCTGTTTATTTTTTCACCAATTCGTTTGTCTACACCCATATCAATATCTCCAACTATTGCGCCTATCGCGCCACCCGTTAGCCTTCATAGCTTCTTCGACATTGTCTAACGGAAAATAAAAGCCTGTCTGCTTCTCAACAGAGGCTCTAACATAAAACACATCTGAATGAGGAACATAGACGTTGTCTAAGCTGCCTCTGTGTAGCGCTATATAGATCTTTGAAGCATAAGAGTACGGAGGGCTGTTTAGTAGCCCTTTAGCTTCTACTTGATCTCTAGTGAGCAACAGATGTTTTTGATCTAACAAAAAGTCTATCACTGATGGTTTGTTTTGTTTCATTGCTGTGTACTATATAGGGCTAGTTCAGACTGTCTACTGTAGTGACATTGACTAGCTGAACTGTAGTATATAGGCAAAGAGCAACAAAGTAAACAAATGAAAGAAACAAATTGTTTGGCTATGTAGCTGATGTCTTCACAGTCGATTTTGCTATGTAGCTCTATAGAGCTATATACCTATATAGGGTATGTAGCTATCTATCTATGTGGATAAAACAGGTTTCTACATAGACTATATAGAAGCATCAGCACCCCTGCACCCCTATGTTATATCAATCTGAAAAATCTTGTCAAGCGATATATTTCATTGTGTTGTTTTGAGACAACAAAGTGTAATGCTAAGGGCTGCATTATAGTGAAGCAGAGAAGGCTGTGTTGCTTCATTGTATAGTAGCAATCCATTACTAATACATAAATGCCTTCATCTTCACAGTCGACTTCGTCGTCTTCTTTTCTGCAGCGGCATAGGCTGTTAAAGCTGGAACGCTTTAATGGTCCTGTAGGGGGCTATGTAAGTTACTTGTAAGTCTATATCCTTATAACTTAGGTAAAGGAACACTTTTATGTCTAAACCGTCTAAATCAAGAGCTTTACTTCTATCCTTGCATCAACACAAGTATACTAGGCATTACACCGCTGAAGGATACTATTGTTTTTATTGTAACGATCCTGCCGATGGTCTTGATCATGTCCCTCCTGTTAGCATCATTGATTCTATGCCTTATAGTCAACGTAAACGATTTGGTATTCCTGCAGCAACAGTACCATGTTGTAGTGAATGTAATTCAGCATTAAGTAATCGAGTACTAACAACCGTTGAAGATAGATTGTTATATCTTGAATCGTACTACGACAAGCATTTGACCAAGCAACAAAGTATGTGGACGGAAGATGAAATCAACGAGCTTGGACCATCGCTTCAAAATGGAGTCAGAGCACGTCAGGAAAAACTTCAACGCTATGTTCATAAGATTAGAGCAATACAGATGAGACAGATTCGCATAGAGACTCATCCAACGTTTGAGGTCATTCAAGCCGAAGAAGATCAATTGGTATTGACCGAGCAACGTTAACGCATTGTAGGGGCTGTATAGGGCTTGTGTGGGGGCAATTGAGCTAGGGAGGTGGTGTAGACTGTGTTGTGGTTAACAGGCTAAAAAACCCCTTCTGTGGTCTACACCGTATACATATAGCGCTACACCCCCCGGTGGCCCACACCCGCCCCCAGCCTGCCCAGCACAGCGACTAGAAAACAAAAGGCCTACAGTCTAGCCATTGGTGAAACAATATAGGCTTTGCAGTTTGATCCAATGGTAAAAAACTCCAATGAAATCAACAACTTAGCAATGCTTTGCAACTGATCAAATATCGGCGATTCATTGTTAGACTGTGTCCAAATGAGAATGATTCTCAACTAGAATGATCATAAGACAATCGGCGTATATAACATAGGGTTATAAAGCAACACCCCTACAGCAACACAGCCCGATACAGCAACACAGCACAGCAACACCCCTACAGCACAGCAAAGCAACACAGCAACACAGCAACACAGCCCGATACAGCACAGCACATACAACCAAGAAACAAAAGCATACATCGTTAAGAAAACTTTACTTGGCATACAGTGTTTTTTTCATTTATACAGTGTTGCACCCTTGAAAAACTGTGTAGAATCAACCCCATCGAATCAATCGATACAACCCAGTCACTCTTACCAAAGGTAAACAACATGTTCAAGTCTAAAAACCTATTGTCAGTCGCCAGTGATGCTAAAACAGTCAAGGGCGAAACCCTTGGATTTATCACAGGTATCCTGTATTTAGCCCCCTACACGACAACACGCTACAACACCTGTTCAATGGCTGTGAAAGCGCTTTGTGGCGAAGCTTGTCTCTACACTGCAGGTAGAGGCGCCATGTCCAATGTTGCACAGGGGCGAATCAACAAAACCCTTTGGTTCTTTGAAGAACGTCAGACTTTCATGCAACAACTTGCAAAGAACATTCGTTCGTTGATTGTCAAAGCAAAAAACACAGCACAGACTTTATTGATTCGTTTGAATGGTACTAGTGACATTCGATGGGAAAATGTATCGTTCGTTGATGTTGACGGTACAGCCTACAACAATATTTTTGAAGCATTCCCTGATGTTCAATTCTATGACTATACAAAAGACGCAAACCGAAAAGACATTCCCGCCAATTATGATCTTACATTCTCTTACAGTGGGGTTGTAAGCTTTCAAAAATATGTCAACACAGCCATTGCGAACGGGATGCGAATTGCTGTAGTTTTCCGTGATGTTGCATCAATTCCAAAGATCTTTAAGGGTATGCATGTTGTACCGGGCGATGATAGTGATGTACGTCATATTGATGATAAAGGTGTTGTTGTTGCACTGTATGCCAAAGGCAAAGCCAAAAAAGACACTACAGGCTTCGTTGTAGACACAGCCCGGCCCGTGTTCGCCATTGCACAGGCTTAAAGCATAGACTGCAGGGGTCTATTTAGACCCTTGTGGCCTGTACTTTCACAGGGTCAACAAAGGGTCAACAATGACACAAAAGAACATCGAATACTATTTTATGGAATGCAATATGAGCATTGAACAAATAGCGGAAAAGACTAAACTGCCCATCGAAACCATCAAAGCTTTGTTAGTCAAACCCGCCGTTTACATTCCCGAATATCAAGGGCGAAATCGCCGGGCTTTTCAAGATCACGTCAAACCTTTTTAATTGGAGAAAAACCATGCTATTGATTGTCTCATTTGTTAGCTTTGCAGTCGCAGTGTATATGATGCAAAAGGAAATCTTGCAAACCTTTTGTAAACTATTCGGTTACACTGTGCAGGGTGTCGGTTTCAAAAAGAAGCACTATAGTCTTACAAGGGCAGAGGCGCTGGAATGGCTGGCTTGTTATGACCATGCGCTAATGTACAAAGGGCGAAAGCTTTACAGTGAACGGCGTACATTGAAGGCTTGAACACGTAGTGAACATTGCGTGAAGGGCTGTTGCGTAAAAACAACAACCCTTTGCAGAGTGTTTGCACCCTGAGAATGCGAACAGCCACGTGATGGTGGGTTGTCTCAATAGGGGCGGAGGCGCTTAGGTTGTCTGTTCAGTTTGCCATGTTGCAACAAAACAACACCGACAAAATAGTTGTTGACAATTTCGTTTGATTGATCAAATAATAGCGTCAACAACAAAACAAAAGCCCTTCATCGTAGGGGCAGGGTCGCAAGATCAAAGCTCTTTAACAATTGTTTTTCAGTGTCGGGCGCAGTGTGAATGTGTCTATTGGCTGACGTTATCGTGCAAGCGTAAATTGTGCGGACACCCTGACAGATGGTGTTGAAAATCTGTGTGAGAACAGCACTGTGGTGGCGGGGTCGCCATTAGACGGTGCTGGTTTCTGACAGCGCTGTTGTTGTGACAGCGCTGTTTCAAACCTCTCCTGAAAGGAAACAAAGCCATGCAATGGAATCTTGAAAACCTCAAAGTGTCGGCACGTTATCTCGGTGACTTCCCTGTGCAGGGCATCGTCACTCTGTCCCGTGTCAAATACGGCGGTGGTGTGTCGCATCACATCAAACTAGACCTTCCTCTGGTGGTGTATGGTGCAGTCCGAGACACCGTCATTGTCGAGCACACCGACATCTATTCTGTGGCATCACACTGATGCACATCGCCAAAGCCAACACCGTGTGGCACAGCTACACCAAAGTGAAAGCAGGCAAGTGCTACGGCATCATCACCAAACGGGTTGATGGTGTTGTAGTGCAGACCCTCAAAGAAACCTTCAGCACCCGCAAAGATGCAAAGAAGGCTGTCACAATCATATGCAAACAACTTGCTGAGGAGCAAACAAAATGACTAATGACGAAATCAACGACTTAGCTGTGCATGTATCACTTAATTGTAAATGGGACGGTAATGCGATTATGGCTGTGATGCTTGAGGCACTGACTGATGCCAACTTCCACACCCTACGTAGTAGGCTTGAACAAGCTTACGAACATTACAAAGAAGAAGCATTCTGACAGCGCTTTGTAATGCTATTGACCACAGTAGCATTACTGACTCACTGTTGAGTCGTTCCAAAGGAAAACAAATGCACATCGCAGACTTCATTGCCCAATCAAAAGGTAAATTCGTATCCGTTACATTCATTAAGAAAGACGGCACAGCCCGTGTCTTGAATGGCCGCACTGGTGTTACCAAGCACCTCAAGGGTGGTGTCAGCACAGTCAACACAGACCAGTACATGGTGGTGTATGACACAGTGGCACAGGGCTATCGCTGCGTCAACAAAGACACCATCGTGTCAGTGACCTGCGAAGGCTTGACCATCAACAACAACGCTATGGTGACAGCATGACAATCATTGTAGAGCGTTCCATCAACAACGGCACACAGGAAATTCATCGTTTCGATAACGGCTATGGTGCAAGCAAAGTAATGCACGATTGCAGTTATGGTGGTGATCGCAATTTGTGGGAGATTGCTGTCATCAAATTCACTGGTGATGGTGATTGGGATTGGCACATCCGCTATGACACACCCATCACCGATGACGTGATAGGACATCTGAATTACACCGAAGCACAGGCTGTGTTGCAACAAATCAAGGAGCTAACATGAGCAAAACATTCACCATCACAATGTACTCAGACCCCGGTCATGGATGGGGCAAGGTCAAGCGAGAGGTGCTAGTCAACCTCGGCATTGCCGACAAGATTACCCGTTACAGCTACCAACGTGGCGACTATGCCTACTTAGAAGAAGACTGTGACCTCACCACCCTGTGCATGGCACTGAACGAACGAGACACAAGAGTCAAGTTTGTTGAGAAGCGTAGCAATCGTGACAGCAAAATCAGATCTTATGAAAGGTATGAATATGGCTTTGACAACAATGAGCGCAGCGAAAACATGGCCCTTTCCTGCATTTCCTAACCCACTCGACAGTGGACATAAGCGTCCACCGTTCAACCCCAACAACCATGAGGATGCACCGCTATGAAGAAACAATACACAATCGCTGACGTGCTGCATTGTGCGGCAGACAAGTATTTGATTGCTGAGTCACGCTACAACGAAGGTCTACGCACAGAAAGGTTTTCGTGTGGTGCTGTTGATGAAGCCATTGTTTACCTCACTGGTGCTTTATACAGCATCGATTCAATGGCACTGCGCCGCCGTGTCATGGCTGGTCTGAGAGCTATGGGGTGCAGCACAGGTAGTCACAAGCTGTTCATCAAGTATGGTGACAAACCACTGGAGTATGGCAACATCAACCACGATGTACAAGGTATGCGTTACATGTGGCTCAAGTGGGCAGCATTGATGGCAGAGGAACAGGGAGTGTGACATGAGCATTACCCGACACATCCCCATCACCGTCTTCCTTGGTGCTTTGCTGCTCAGCACAGCCTCTTGTGACCATGCACCAACACCGTCCCCTGCAGTGGCATCGGAGTGGTGTTGTATGATCAAGAACATCTACCATGAGGCACGTGGTGAGGGTGTTGAAGGCATGCAAGCTGTTGCTGCTGTGACATTGAACAGGGCAGCACAGACTGGCAAGACTGTCTGTGACGTGGTGTATGCTCGTAAGCAATTTAGCTGGGCTAACACAGCAAAGGGCCGCAACAAACCACTGACAGGTGACACCTCTGTGGTGTATGCTGTAGCAGCACAGGCCATGACAGGTGCTATGCAGGACATCACAGGTGGTGCTACCCACTACCACACGAAGAAGGTGAAACCAATCTGGCGTAAGTCGCTGGACAAAATAGCTGTCATCAACAATCACATTTTCTATAGAAAGAACTAACATGACTGATAACAATTTGCATGAAACGTCAATGACCCCTGCTAAGGAAACACGTAGCCGAGGCCGTCCCTCATTCGCTGAGAAAGCTGAACCAACCCTGCGTGACACCTTCTCGCTAGAGATTATCAAAGGTGTGCTTGCCAGTGGTGTATCTGTTGATGACCCGTTGGCACTGAGCCGCTATGCATACAAGATTGCTGATGCATTGGTGAAGGTGAGAGATGAATAATTCTGTACCGTACACAATAGGTAGGCTTCATGGGTTTCGTAAGCAGCCAGCGTCACGGATATTCATGAACGACACAAGCTGGGAAGCACAGCAATACAGGCAGGGTTACATCGATGGTGGTGTTGCTTTGCAAGATGATATTGAAAAGGAAAAGAAACATGATCAGCGAGATTGACATTGCAGACTTTGATGTGCTGCCAGTGCGTGAGTTGTATAAGGTGAAGCCTCGCAGCTACATCAAGCTACCGTGGATGGACGGTACAGGTGTTGACGAGGTGATATTCTTTGACCACATCGACGGTATGTATAGCTACTGCCTGAACATGAAGAACGAAGTGATACATCTGCAAGCATGTGCCGAGGTTGCACCGCTTGTGAAGAAAGCAAAGCCCGACTAAGTTGTAGGGTTTTCTGGATGGTTTATTTGACAAGCCATCTGGAAAGCCTTTACACTGAAGGCCCAACTCGGCAATCATGCCACCCACCTCCACTAAGGAAACACATCATGGCAAATCACGTCATCTTCTCCCGCAACATTGACAACTCCGCTCTGACACTGGAGCAGATCCAACACCGTGCCCCTGCTGCGTTCAGCACTACCAAGTCTGAGCGTTTGAGTGATCGTTACATCTCACTCAACACAAGCGATGTGCTGCCCATCATGGCAGACTACGGCTACCTTCCAACACAGGCTGCACAGAAACGTAGCCGCACTGCCAGCCCTGAACATGCTGCTCACATGTTGGCGTTCAGCAAGACCACTGACATTGTGGAAGCTGGTGACATTCGTCCTGAAATCATCTTGTACAACTCTCACGATGGCACAGGTTCTGTGAAGCTCTTCGCTGGTGTGTTCCGTTTCATCTGCAGCAACGGCATCGTAGCTGGTGATGGCTTCCAGTCTCGCATCTATCACAGCAAAGCATTGAACGGCTTTGAAGAGATGCTGCGTAACACAGTGGCTACATTGCCTGAGTTGATGGGTCGCATTGACAAGATGCGTGGTGTGTCGTTGTCTACTGGTGATGTACATGACATGGCTATTGCTGGTGTTGCTACCCGTTGGGATGACTACACAGGTCAAACCCGTGGTGCTTATGCTGTGGCACAGACAGTGAAGGATGTGATGAATGTACGCCGTAACGGTGACGAAGGCTACGATGCATTCACTGTGTTCAACCGCATCCAAGAAGGTGTGATTCGTGGCAATGCAATGATTCGCTCCATCACTGAGACACATCCCGAAGGTGTAATGCGTAAGGCTCGACCAGTCAACTCCATCAAGGAAGCTGTGCGTATCAACACAGAACTGTGGAACATTGCTGACGAGTTTGTGACAGCGTAAGACAAAGTCGCAACCGAAGAAACGCCTACAAACGGTGGCTCTTACATAGGCAGTGTGGACAGATCACCCCTGCCTTTTGAGTGGATAGGCTGAGCGACAACTAACAACACCCACAATGAACATCGAAGAACGACTCACTGTGTTGTTCTATCTAGCAACACTACTTTTGTTAATACTCATATGACGATAAGACAAAGCAAGGATGGCACAGCCATCGTCGACACCGAATACTACTGGCAACCAATGGAGACATGCCCGAAGTCTGCGAAGGTGCAACTACTCAGTGTGCATGGTGTTGCTGTGTATGGTGAGTATCACGGTAAGGAAACATTCTGGGTAGGCTGGGCACCTCTGCCTAAGAAGCGAAAGGAAAATGATGCAAGCTAAACATATCCCTCAACGAACAGCACCGTCTAAACCAATGACAAAGGAACAGTTCATGATTGACTATGTTCTTCGTCGTGCTTCTGCTATGCATGAAGGTGGGTTCAGTGGTGATGCTGCTGCTGAAACTGCAGCGAGAGCATGGACAATCATTCAGCGTGAGAAGAACAAATCATGACCGCTGAAGTATTATCCTTCAAAGAACCCAGCCCAAAGTGTAGCTTCTGTGGCACACCCGAGACAGACGCTAAGCATTTCTTCACAAGCGGTACAGGCAAGAACATCTGTGGTGTCTGTGTTGCTCATTGTAAACAACGTATGCAATCTGTACAGAATGAGGAGCAGAAATGAGCAAAGAAGCAATGAAGCTGGCGCTGGAGGCGATGAAAAGAATTCAAAACGCCGACATGGACTGTGATTTTCTGAATGTTCGCCAAGCCGATCAACTTGATGAGGCCATCACCGCCCTGCGAGAAGCACTGGCATATCAGCCAGCACAGCAGGAGCCGGTGGTGCTGAAGTGGCAACAAGCCCCTGTAAAAACGCAATGGGGTGATGAAATGGTGGTGGCGAGTGTCGCCATCGACAACGACCACACGCTTTCTTTGTACTGTGAGCGTGACCAAACACCAAAGGTTGATGCCATGTTTGCACAGCGCACATGGGTTGGGCTGACGGATGAGGAGATCACTGACATATGGGCCGAAGCAAGCCCGTACTACCACGAAGATGACTTTGCCAGAGCCATCGAAGCCAAACTCAAACAAAGGAACACATAATGTTTTACGGACAATGTTGGAAATGCGGAGAGCGCTGGGAGCTTGGCACAGCATCAACTTGCACATGCCCTGAAGAAACAACTATTTATTGGACGGAAGCAAAACTTCCAAGTCCTGTGTTTACTCTGTCGGATACCAAGCCCAACCACAACGTCACCTTCCACAATCAGGACGGCAAGCAGATTGGTGAGCTGAACTTCAATGGGCCAGAGATGGTGTTCACTGGCGATGCAGACGAGAGCGCCAAGGTGTTCTTTGATTGGATTGCAAAGTCATTCAAGGCACGGCTAGAGCAGGAGAGGGCTGACGAGCGTGAGGCGTGTGCGAAGGTGTGTGGTGACTTGCACATTGAAGGTGAGGATGACACCGGGATGGCTGCTGATTTAATCCGAGCAAGGAGTAACACATGAAACTAGCACGTTACATGCAACACGTTGACCGCAACGGTGTAGTCTCTTACAAGTATGCACCACCTGCTGATGCTGTTGAAGCTGGTGTCGTCAAGCGCAAAGCGTTAGGCACTAGCCTTGTCGATGCCATCAACTATTGCAACGAACAGAACGATGTGCTTGACAACTGGCGCAAGGAACATCGTTACCTGAAACACCTCACCACCAAGTCGACTGTGTTCGATCTAGTCAAAAGCTACATCAACTCCATCGACTACAGCAAGCTGTCACCTAAGAGCAAGGAAGACTATGTCTACTACCTCAAGCGCTGGCAATATGACAAAGCATCACACGCTAGTCTGTACAACACAAGGCTGCAAGACCTGACAACACCATCTATGCAGCGCATCTATGACCTGCATGCTGCACACAGTGTTAGCTTGGCTAGTCATGTGTTGGCTGTCTATCGTTTGTTGTTTAGCTATGCCATCCGCAATGGCTTCACCACCTTCAATCCGTTCACGGCTGTGAAGAAACAAACAAGCAAACCAAGGCGTGTGACATGGGAGCGCGAACACATCAAAGCTTTCATGACTGTAGCGTTCAGCAAGTTTGAGACACGCAGCTTAGCACTGTTGATTTATACAGCCTATTGTGCAGCACAGCGCTTAGGTGACATGCGTCTGTTGACATGGGACAGCTATGATGTTGAGACAGGTACGTTGTCGTTGACACAGAGTAAGCGCAGGGCAAGGGTATCTATCCCGCTACCTAAAGACCTGCAACAAATGTTGAAGCAGCAGCGTGATGAGTTGGGATGGCAGAAGTATGTATTCCCTACGACACGCACTGTTGCTGGCATACTACAGCCCTACAGTTTGCAAGGACTAGCCAAGGCTGGCAGGGCTATAATGGAACAGGCTCAACTGCCTGATGAGTTGCAGCTAATGGATCTGCGCCGCACTGCAGTGACAGAGATGGTGATGGCTGGTGTAGCAACCACTAACATCATGTCATTGACAGGTCATGCAACACCATCAAGTCTGACACCATACATCAGACACACACTCAAGTCTGCTGCAGTTGCACAGGACATGAGAGATTTGCAACCAATGTTTAACTAAGGAATAAAATGAACAGCGTCAAACTCGTATGGGGCACACCCGACACAGACAATCACTTGGCATACATTGCCCGAGTCAGCAACCCCAACAACCAAGACAACCCAAGCAAGGAAGGGTTGTTTAAATACATGATGCGTGAAGGTCATGTCAGTCCTTTTGAGATGGCACATGCCTGTCTTGAAATCAATGTGACCCGTGACATTGGTCGTCAGATCTTGCGTCATCGCAGCTTCAGCTTCCAAGAATTCTCACAGCGTTATGCTGATGTGTCTGTGCTGGGTGAGTTCGCTGTTCGTGAATGCCGAATGCAAGACAGCAAAAACAGACAGAATAGTCTGCCTACAACCGATGCTGACCTTGACATCTGGTGGGCTGCAGCACAGGGACGCATGATCAATGAGGCTGAGTATCTGTATAGCGAAGCATTGAAGCGTGGTGTTGCTAAAGAACAGGCTCGTGCTCTGTTACCTGAAGGCCTCACCATGTCTCGTATGTATATGGTGGGTAGCTATCGTAGCTGGATTCATTACCTGAACAGTCGTCTGCATCTGACAACACAGAAGGAACATCGTGAGATTGCACAGATGGTGTTGGATGTGTTGCGTACTACAGCACCGCTGACAATGGAAGTGTTCTTTCCGAAGGAGCTGTCATGACCTGCACCTGCCCTCCATCAAGCCCGTTCCTGTGGGCACAACATCCACGTCCTTCCATCTTTGCTGACGACCCAGTCTTCAAAGCTAAGCAGTCTGCTAAGACAGGCTCACAGCTGGCGACAGAGGTGGTGGAGCGTAAGCGCAAGGACAACGTTCACTACGGCACCATCTACGGCAGCGCTCGTGAACGTGAAGATGCCATCATCCGTAGCAAACTGATGCACATATACAGCAAGGCAGGTGTGAAATGACACCTGACGAATTTTTCATGAACGTTGTATTCGTCTTAGTCGGAGTAGCTGTAGTGTTCGTCTTGGTGGCTATACCAATCTCATTCATCAGGAGTTTATTTTGAAAATCTTTCTCGGACCCTATCAAGACGATGGTAGCCCTCGACAAGAGGATGTATTCTTGGACAAGTGGGATAGCTGGTCAGCCGACCACACCATAGCCCTCATTGCTGCACCACTACTGCAACAACTGAAGCTGACCAAGCAAGGCTCAGGTGGCGTGGATGACGAGGATGTGCCTGAAGAGTTGCGTAGTACGTCAGCATCACCAAAGGAAAACGAATGGGACATTGACGACAACTTCCACAAGCGTTGGGATTGGGTGTTGGACGAGATGATATGGGCTATGACAGAGCATGCTGAAGGCACAGGCGATGACAAGTTCTTTGATCACAGCGAAGTGAATGAAGAGGTTGACTTGTCTGAGCAGATTGCACAGATCAAGTGTGACAGAGAAGGCTTGGAAGCTTATGAAGCACGTAAGCAACGAGGCTTTGAGTTGTTCGGTAAATACTTTCAGAACCTTTGGAGTTGATATGAACTACATTTTGATTACCCGAAATACTTTAGGTAAGGGTATTCTCGCCATCATGAATGACGACGAAGAGATTGCACAGTTTGAAACTGAAGAAGAAGCTGAAGCCTGTGCTGACCAGCAACCGTTGTGTCAGGCATGGGGCTACCAAGTTGTAGAACTGGAACTATGACAATGAACATCGAACAAGTCATTGTTGCAGCCACAGGTATAGGCTACCTCATCGTCGGTGTTCTTCAAGCAGGTAAAGGTGAAGTATCCAATGCTTTGATATGGCTTGGGTACAGCGCTGCACAAATCGGCCTTTGGATGAACATCAAATAACTATGGCATTCATTCGCACTCACGTTAGTTGTGAACACTGCGGCTCCAGCGATGGGGCCAGCATCAATGACGACCACTCCACCTACTGCTTCGTGTGTAGCACACACACACCCTCTTCCGAAAACATCACCATCATCAAGGAAACAAAAGTGATTGAACCAATTGCAGACATGAGCTTTGTCAAAGCTTTCAACAACGGCAACTCTGTCTCAGTGAGTGAGCGCCGCATTACCAAGAGCACGATGGAGAAGTACGGTGTTGTTCGTGAGAGCGGCAACTTCTACTTCCCCTACTACGACAAGGACAGTCAGCTTGTTGCAGCTAAGGTTAGACCTGTAGCGGATAAGAAGTTTTCCACTGTAGGTAAGTGGTCGACAGGTACATTGTTTGGACAGAACCTCTACCCGTCCGGTGGTAAGTACATCACCATCACTGAAGGTGAGTTCGATGCACTGGCTGCGTTCCAGATGACAGGTAGTAAGTGGCCTGTGGTGTCTGTGCGTAACGGTGCTGGCTCTGCGTTGAAAGATTGCAAAGCCAATTACGAATACATCAACAGCTTTGAAACCATCGTTGTCTGCTTTGACGGTGACGAACCCGGCATTAAGGCAGCGAAGGAAGTGGCTGAGTTGTTTGGCAACAAGTGCAAGTTGTTCAAGCCTATGCCAGATCTGAAGGATGCTTGTGACTGGCTGAGCGAGAGCAAGGAAGCGCAGTTTGTTGACCGCTGGTGGAGGGCTGAGCAGTTTGTACCAGATGGTATTGTCTCTGGTAGCACACTGTGGGACTTGGTGTCAGAGCCTATGGCACCTGCCGATTGCAAGTATCCTTGGGAGGGTTTGAATGAACTAACCTACGGCATCCGCTTAGGTGAGCTTGTCACCATCACCGCCGGTAGTGGATTGGGTAAGTCGCAAGTGCTGCGTGAGTTGGCGTGGCACCTGATCAAGAACACTGAAGACAACATTGGTTTGATGTTCCTTGAAGAGAGTGTGCGCAAGACTGCGTTGTCGATGATGTCGATGGCAGCTAACGTGCCTTTGCATTTGCCCGACACTACTGTGTCAGAGGACGACAGAAAGATTGCTTTCGAGAACACACTTGGTACAGGTCGACTCTATCTCTTCGACCACTTCGGAAGCACGAGCATTGAGAACATCGTCAACCGTGTGCGCTATCTGGCTAAGGGTATGTCGTGTAAGTATGTGTTCCTTGATCACTTGTCCATCATCATCTCAAGTCAAGAGAGTGGTGACGAACGCAAAGCATTGGACGAGGTGATGACAAAGCTGCGTATGCTGGTGCAAGAAACCAACATTGCTTTGATACTTGTCAGTCATTTGAAACGACCAAGCGACAAAGGCCATGAAGAAGGTGCAGCAACATCGCTTGCACAGCTGCGTGGGTCTGCATCTATTGCACAGCTTAGTGATATGGTGATTGGTCTTGAGCGTAACGGTCAGGCTGAAGACTTGGTTGAGCGCAACACCACCCGTGTTCGCGTCCTCAAGAACCGCTATAGTGGTGTCACTGGTCCAGCATGCAACTTGCTCTACAACAAAGAGACAGGTAGAATGTTTGAGATTGAAGACGAACCTGAAGGAGATGTACTATGAAGACAATCAAAATGTTAGTTGAGTTGACCTATGATAATGACATGATGCATGAAGACGATGCTGATGGTATTGCTTGGTTCAATGATGAAGTCTTAGGTGGTGAGGTAGTTGCATGGTCTAACGAGATAGGTGACGAGATAGGTTTCATCAAAGTATTGGAGGTACTATGAGTGACGGAGGCAAAGGCAGTACACAACGACCACGTTCTGTAGCCGATGAAGAATGGGCTAGTCGATGGGATGCCATCTTCGGCAAAGACAAACCTGAACAAACAAAGGACAACGATGACGACAAAATGGATGAGCCGTTGCCTGATAGAAGGTGACCACTTAGCAGTCTGCACCACCGAGGCAGACTACTATCGCACACTGAGATACTTGAAGATACCCATTGCAGATTGGGACAGGTGGTTGATGCAGGATGCACTAGCCACCACGCACTACTTCACCACACCGAAGGGCAGCAGAGTCACCATAGTCTGCATACCTGTGAAGCCCGAGACAGACGGCATCGATGTTGCAACATTGTTGGTACACGAAGCTGTGCATGTGGTGCAGGAATACTTCAGGTATATCTGCGAAGACAATCCCGGTAGCGAGATACAAGCATACGCGATACAGAACGTCAGCGCTTCGTTGATGAGAGCGTATCGTGATAGACTGTTCCCGAAACCAAAGAAGGAAAAGAAGGATGAAAAAGACACCACACAAACATGCGAAGTTCATCAAGGCTTGGGCTGATGGTGAAACTATAGAGCAGTACAATCGATCACACGATGTATGGTTCAGGGTGTATTGGCCTAGCTGGGGTGATCTTTGTATTTACCGAATTCGTGATGTTGAAAACGGCGTATGCGGTGAAGACGAAGATCCTTTTGAACTTGATTTACCGGGGCATAGATGATGGATTACATATGGGACATCGAAACGTACAAGACAGCGTTCACATTCTCAGCGATCAGTGCTGATGAGTCACATGCCGTAGCGTTTGAATGCTCCACCAGAAAGAACGAAGCAGGTGCCTTGTTCGGCTTCCTCGACGAGTTGAAGAAGAAGAAGCACAGGATGGTGGGGTACAACAACATAGGCTTCGACTACCCTGTGCTGCATGACTTGTTGTCTGTGCGAGACAAGGCGTTGACAGTGTCGGGCAAGGCTGTGGCTACACGTGCGTACAAGAAAGCACAATCCATCATTGGTAGTGACGACAGGTTTGGTCACCTCATCCGTGACAACCAACAATATGTGCAGCAAGTTGACCTGTTCAAGATTATGCACTTCGACAACCCTGCAAGGGCTACATCGTTGAAGGCGCTTGAATTCAACATGAAAGCTGACAGCATCGTTGACCTGCCATACGATCCCCATTCTGACCTGACCGATGACCAGATAGATGTGTTGTTAAAATACAACACGCACGATGTGAAGATGACGTTGAAGTTCTACAAAGAATGCTTGTCACAGATTACATTCCGTGAAGAGTTGTCTACGAAGTATGGTCGCAACTTCCTCAACCACAACGATACGAAGATCGGCAAAGACTACTTCATCATGCGCCTTGAAGAAGACATGCCCGGTAGTTGCTATCGTGTTGGTAAGAAGGGTGAGCGCCACATCAACCAGACAAAGCGACCTGTCATTCACATCAAAGATTGTCTGTTCAACTACTACGACTTCAAGCGTCCTGAGTTTCAGCTTGTGTTGGAATGGTTTGCTGCACAGTCTTTGACAGAGACAAAGGGTGCGCTGTCTGACATTGAAGAGCATGATCTTGGTGACTTAGCGGCCTATGCTGAGATGGTGACGAAGCGTCAGAAGTGGTTCAACAAACCAAGCGATGATGTTGTTGCTGGCTTCAAAGCTTTGCATCCAATGGGTTGGGTGTCAGAGGAAGAGTTGAAGGCTAAGAAGAAGGGTGAGAAGCAGTACAGCTATTGGAAGAACTGGAAAGTTGCTACCAACTTGAACGTCACAATCAATGGCTTTCGTTTCGACTTCGGCACTGGTGGTATTCACGGGTCTGTTGAGTCGCAGATTGTTAGTGAAGATGACAACCACATGATCATCGACGCTGACGTTGCATCAATGTATCCGAACATTGCCATTGCCAACCGTGTCTATCCTGAGCATTTGTCTGAGAAGTTCTGTGACATCTACCAAGACGTGTACGAGCAGCGTAAGAGCTACCCCAAAGGCAGCGCTGAGAACGCTATGCTGAAGCTTGCGTTGAACGGTGTGTACGGTGATAGCAACAACAAATACAGCCCCTTCTATGACCCGCAATACACGATGACAATCACCATCAATGGTCAGTTGTCGCTGTGCTTGTTAGCTGAGAAGCTGATGGACATTGAAGGCTTGACTATTGTGCAGGTCAACACAGACGGCATCACTGTGAAGCTACCACGTGACAAGCGTGATGAGTACATCAACATCTGTGATGCATGGCAGAGACAGGTTGGTCTGCAGCTTGAGTATGCTGAGTATTCAAAGATGATCATTCGTGACGTGAACAACTACATCGCTGTGTACACAAACGGTAAGGTGAAGCGTAAGGGTGCGTATCAGTATGAAGACTTAGGCTGGCATCAAGATCAAGGTGGCTTGGTCATACCGATGGCGGCTGAAGCGGCTATGCTGCATGGCATTCCTCTTGACGTGTACATCAAAGGTCACAAGAACAAATATGACTTCATGCTCAGGGTTAAGGTGCCCCGTAGCAGTAAGCTTGTGATGGTGATGCAGGACGGTACAGAAGTGCAGCAACAAAACATGTGTAGGTTCTATGCTTGCAATGCAGGTGGTGCCCTTGTCAAAGTGATGCCACCTCTGAAGGAAGAAGCTGAACCACGCCGCATAGGTATTGGTGAAGGCTACGGTATGTGGACATGCAACGACATCAACGACTTCACATGGAAGGATGTCGATTACAAATACTACATTGACGCTGCTGAAAAGTTGGTGATACAATGAAGCATGCAGGAAGCTGACCCCTGTTAAATTGGTCAGCATTTAAATCAAAGGAAACTCAAATGAGTGACAAGTTGAAACTGAAAGCCGATGTATATTGGGCTTCATTGAATCGTAAGAACGAGATGGCTGATGCCTACATGGTCGACCTGTGTAACCTGTCTGACAAGGCAGTGGCTGCACTGGAAGACATGGGTATCTCTGTGCAAGAGAACCTTGAGAAGAAGCCTGAGCAGGGTAAGTACATCACCTGCAAGAGCCAGCGTCCCATCAAAGCCTTTGACACTGACAACGAAGAAATCGTTGAAGACATTGGCAACGGTAGCAAAGCAATCTGTATGGTTGGTAGCTACCCTTGGACATACAAAAACAAGAAAGGCGTTAGCCCTTCGTTGGCTAAGCTGGTCATCACTGACTTGGTTGAGTACGCAGCTGGTGGCAACATCTCTGCTGATGATGAAGACGTTCTGTAATACTTAAAGGAAATACTATGCAAATCAAATTGGACCTCCACCTCGACACCGTTAACGCTTGCCTGACTGCATTGGGTAAGTTGCCTTACGAGTTTGCTGCACAGCATATCAATGTCATTCAGCAACAAGCTGCCCCACAGTTTGAAGCTGCACAGGCTGCTGCTAAAGCTGAGCAAGCTGAACAATCCGCAGGTCTGAGCGACTGATGATTGCGCTTCTGGACTCGGACATTTATTGTTACCGAGCCGCAGCAGCATGTGAGAATGAAGATGAGCTACAGGCTATCCGGTCTGTAGACTCTCTCATCATCAACACTCTCATGTGTGGTGTAGACAAGTGTGGCTACGTTGATGAGTGGAAGCTCTTCCTTACTGGTAAGGGTAACTTCAGAAACAACATAGCCGTCACAGCCCCCTACAAAGGTAACAGAGCAGACAAGGTAAAGCCTAAACATCTGGCTGCACTGCGTCAACATCTGATGCAAGAGTGGAAGGCTAACATGTCTGAAGATCAAGAAGCCGATGACTCCATTGCCATTGAAGCTACAAAGCTTGGTGACAATGGGGTCATTGTTTCGTTGGACAAAGACTTAGACCAAGTGGCAGGGTGGCATTACAACTTCGTCAAGAGAGAAGCTTATTACATCACTGAAGCTGAAGGGTTGCTCAGGTTGTACATGCAAATCTTGACAGGCGACACTGCCGACAACATCATAGGTCTTCGTGGCATTGGTAATGTCAAGGCTAAGAAGATGTTGGAAGATGCAGCTGATGAGACAGAGATGTTTCAACGCTGTGTTGAAGCCTATGATGGCAACGAAGATAGGGTTGTTGAGAACGCCCATCTACTTTTCTTACGTAGACATGAAGGACAAATATGGACTCCACCCTTAAAAAGAATGACGTAGCTGTAGTGCTACGACCCATCATTGAAGATGGTGTTGAATGGGACGGTGCGTTCCAGATGTTGGTGAATGTTGCTGGACCTGTGACGCTTGATGAAGAACACATGCGCAGCCTGATGACTGTGGCAAGCTATCTTGCTGCTGCTGTTCCGTTGATGGAAGAGAGCGCACGGTTTACTGAGTTGCTGCGTGACAAGGCTGACACAATGACTGGTGATGTTGTCATCGGTGATAGCATGACTCCATTGCTTAACAAAAACACTAAGTGTGAGGGAGGTGTGCAATGAAAGACTGTAAGACTTGCTTCAATGCTGGTCAAGTATTAGCTGGACCTAACCCTGCGTGTTTTGGTTGTGTTGAATACAGTAAGTGGGTGTCTAGGGATTTCTTAATCAATGTCAGCGATGAACCAGTCGTAGTGAAGTCTGGTGTCAAGTACGACAACGGTAAACCACAATGGTCTTTACTACCCTTCAGAGCATTGACACAAGTCGTTGAAGTGCTGACCTACGGTGCAAAGAAGTATGCTCCTGACAACTGGAAGAAGGTGCCTGATGCTCGTCGTCGTTACATCGACGCAGGCTTTCGTCACTTCACTGCCTATGCCAGTGGTGAGACACACGACCCAGAAACTGGTAAGCATCATCTGGCTCACGCTATTTGCTGCCTACTCTACCTTGTAGCCTTTGACTTAGGAGAACACAATGACAAAAGTAACAGTGACGTTTGAAGCTGAGATTGATGTTGATGACTTGGGTGCTGAGTATGC